TGAGCAGATGAATGCGACGGACTTCGTTATGACTCTCCCGCCCGGCTGTGTCTGAGCTGTCCCTAACTCCTTCAGAATCCCTTGGATAGAGCTTCTCCCAGAGATGATTCGAGTCCCTCCAACTCCACGGACTAACTGCTTCGCTGCTGATATCGGTGGGCCTTTCTTCAGTCCGCTCTCTGCATGGAACATGCAATAAATGTTCGGGTAGAGGTTGTAGATTTGTCGGTCTATCCATACATTATCCTTTAAAACTGCTGAGATGGAGGCTAGATATGCCCAGAACCAGAAGTTAGTTGGACTTTCAAGTTCCGAATGTTGAGATAGAAATTTTTCCACCCACGTCATTACTTCTTCTTTCTATATTTTGCTGATCTTAAATTGATGCATATTCTGCAACTTCTAGTACCTTCTTTACGATAGTAGGTATTTTCTTCAGTAAATTCATGCCCATTTTTACAATAAATTCTAACTATGTCTGCATTATTTTCCTTAGCTGTACCTACATAGAGATGTTCAGGATTCCAACATGCTCTACTCGGACATTCGGGCTTATGATTTGCTTGTAGTGAATCACTTAGTTCTAAAAAGAATATAGCAGATAATCTATGGCAATTATACATTCTTCCATCATGCCATATTTGACCGTATCCCTCATTATTTAGTGAACCCTTCCATATTAAACAGTCGTTATTCCACAATGACTTCTGAAACATCCTCTCCAATAACTGTTTCCTCTCGCTTTCTATATTTTCGTAAGTCTTTATAATTGTCTCCGATCTCGACATCGCAAGGTAGCTTAAGAAGTCTACGGGGTAAGGAGCAGGTGTGGAAATCAATAGGTCTCTCCATTTCTTTTTTAGCCATTTCTACAAAGTCATCTAAATATTCTCTTCTCACACTAAACAAAAGGGAATCATGGGCTTCGAGAATAATCTTTGCCCCAGGAAATTTCTTTTTAATTCTTATCCCCGCCGCTTTAGTGTTATCGGTTACAGCTCTCTGTGGAAGATACGCAAGAGCTTCTCTTTCAAGATCAGGCCCCATACGTTCGTAGAAGATGCGCACTCCACCATGAGGTGCATCTATTCCCCACGGTTTTGGCGCCACCAATCTTCTTTTACTTTTAATGGCTTCAATGACTTCAAAATGGAAGACTTTCTGGATGAGAGGCTGTCTTGTATGAAATATCTTAAGAGCACGCTCTGCTTGAGCTTCTGTAATAGTAAGAGGAATTTTGAATTTGCGTGCTTGAGTGTTGACCTCTGTTGCTGCTCTCCTTTTTGAAGCACCAAGGTGTGCGGCGTGTCTGAGCGTCTTACCCGCGAATCTAATGGGACTTTCATATCCGAGTATTTTCTTTGAATAGTCATCTTCTACTCCTCCAAAGAACCATGATGCTGTCAATGCATGAAAATCATGTGTATCTATGTCCTCTAGTGCTTGTTCATCTGTAGCTAAGTTGAATATTACTCTCGCTTCGGCTTGAGATGAGTCCAGCTGGACGAAGACTTCTCCCTCATCAGGCTCATACATTCCTCGCACGTCCGACCCTATGTCTCCGTGCTTAGTGAAGACTTGGAACGCACAGCCCATAGGCTTCATGTCTACCTTACGTCCCTTTCCCTTGATGTCTACCAAGGGACGGATGGGAGGATCTTGCTGCCCTGTGGACGTGCGACCTGTCTCAAGACACATGAAGCAGGTAGTCCGCATCTTTCCATCGTAGTCTGTAAGTGCGAATAAGTAGGTAGAGAGGGTCTTCCTGACGCGCCTGCGTTCTAGAGCCTTCTCTATCCACTCCCTGTAGGGCTGATACTTAACTCCGTTCTGTAAGTTGAGAAGTGCGGTTAGCTCCTCTTCGCCCGTCCCCTTTCTTCTCGGAAGTTTCCATATGTCAAAGAGGAGATTCGACACTTTCTCAGAGGAGTTTGGATTGACATCTACTCCTGCGAGTTGGAACATCTCATATCCGAGTCTCTCATCCCACTCTACATACTTTGTGATTAATTCGGCCCTTCGGGTCTCGTTGACTCGGAATCCATTATTCTCTATCTCCAGATAGAAGTCAGGTAGAGTCATCAGAAAGTTCTCGTAGAACTTCCGCATCCCTAGTTCATCTAAGTCAGAGTCCATCGAGTCATTTACTTCATACGTGACACAAGCATCTCGTGCGCATCCGAGCAGGAGATCTCTATAGCTCCCCTCATACATGCCTTCGTCCTTGTAGAAGGGTTCTCTCGTATAAATGCTTGTATTAAATGCAAGCCCCTTCGGGAGTTCAGGGTTAATTGCAAAGGCTTTGAGCATCGTATCCGAATGTATTCTACGTATTGCAAATCCCAGTCTTCGTATTTTGTCTCTATCGTAATTGAAGTTGTGCCCAACAATGTCCTTCTCCCATAAAACTTTGGACAACATAAGCCACATGGATGCGAGGTCGGAGTCGGGTATCGTGGATATTCCGTCGCGGTTCCACAGAGGGACTGTCATTCCATGATGTTTATTGAACGCAAGTCCGATGCAGATAGGGAGACAGTGTCCGCCTGCTTCGATGTCTACTGAGAGAGTCAGATGATGTTTGTATCTCTCCAGAAAGCCATGGAGTTCACCTGAGTTCTGGGCTATCTGTAACGTGCGGGAGGGAAGCTGTAGGATCGGACTGACAGACTCCTCAAGTGCGCGTTTGAAGTCGAAGATTATTACCTGTCGATTCCAATACCCCTTGATCTCGCCACCTGAAAAACTATGTAGCAAGTGCGCGGGATGATAGGTAGGGACAAACTTCGTACCCATTCCCCACATGATTGATCCTCGGTGCTTAGAAATCTTAGTCTTCCCGCTGAGTGCCCATAAAGCAGTCCCACCGAGAGCGAGAATAACGTTGGGTCGAATATCATTAATCTCAACTTGTAGTTCCTCTAATTGTTTATCTACGTTAATCCCGCTCGCAGTCGCGCGTTGGTAGAATGATTGACGCTTGGCTCCTATGTTCGGAGGGACTTCATACTTGCATACGTTCGTGACCCAGCAGTCTGCGCGAGAAATGCCCGCATCTTTGAGGAGCCTGTCTAATTCTCGTCCTGACGCACCTACGAACGGGCGACCTGCTAATGTTTCTTCACGCGCGGGTGATTCGCCTAGAATCATGATTTTAGATGAAACAGAGCCGACGCCTGGGACATATTTATGCTCACTCATTTTTATTCTTTTAACTCGAAAGTTTTAGAACAGACATGACACAAGTATATCTTGCCCTTAATACGTTCTAGTAGGTCTTCTCTGTCATTCTTGCAATGTGGGCAGATTAGGTTCATCTCTCTCGTTCCCTTCGACAGGACGTTCAATGACACGGATATGCATAGCTCTGTAGCCCTTACCGGGAATCTGTATTGGAGTGAACTCTACCATCATTCCTGTCTTAAATTTTAAGAAAGGGAGGGAGTCCTGTCTGATGGCACTCCAATGAAAGAATATGCGAGTAAATGGAATATCTTTAGAAGAGATGAATCCCCATCCAGTCCTACTCACTTGAATTACACGTCCTACGAGTCTAATGTGATCATTCATTTTTCTGGCCTACTAAAAGCGGGGGTATCTCCGTAATCTGACACTGGGTCAGTATTAGAGATACCCCCTGTCACTAGATGCGCGCGAACAGTTGTTCAACTTATGCCTAACTGCCCCGTAGGCAAGTTCTGGACTGACTGACGCGCGCATCTAATGAATCCCTCTACTTACGACCCTTCAGTCTCTTCAGTCTCTTCAGTCTCTTCAGAGTCTTCTTCGTCTTCTGTTTCTTCGTCCTCATCATCTTCGAAGAGTTCTTCTTCCTCTTCCTCTTCTTCTTCTTCGTCTTCCTCAGGTTCCTCGACTTCTTCCGCCGGAAGTTCCAATTCTTCAGTCGTCATGATTCCTCCACAAGTTAAGACAGGTAAATTGAAAGAGAAAGGCTCGGTGGATGAGGCAAAATACAGAGGGGAGACTCTGTACTCCCTGTCTATTCCGAGTGTATTCAACAGGCATCCACTTTACTTGTCTACCTCACATTTCTAGTACTCCTCACTTGGATGTAGGAGACGCATGAGATAGATCAAGTGCGACAAATAGACTAGCCCTGATGGATCCGATACTTGTGATTGCACCTGTTCACGATGCGACCGTTATAGGTGTCGTTCTCGATGAATGCCTCGATCTTCTTTCCGACTGCGGAGTTCAGATCGTAGCGAACCTTGGACTGAAGTTCTACGCCCAAGCCACGCAGGAATGCCTTGATAAAGCCAGTTGCTCCGGGCTTATCGTTGAACTGAAGAACGATAGGGACGCCCGCGAAGTCTACAGATCCGTTGTCTGCATTCTTCTCGATGATGGTGTCGTAATGACAGTTGTTCGACTGCCCATCTTTCGTCGGACTCCAAGTGCGATGGTTCTGGATGTTCAGGACGTACCACGCAGGTTCGACGACCGCGTCACGCTTCATGTCTTCGTCAGAGAACTGGATGAAAGTCATGTGATGTGTCTCCTAGCTAGATCTGTGTTAGAGTCTGCGGTGAGAGTTTTGTCAGTGCGATGGCAGGTTTGATGTAGGTTTCGTATATAGGTTTGTCCTTAAATACGATCTCTTTATCCAACCCAAGTTCTGTCTTCGCGAAGTCATCTCCAGTGTGTGTTGTCAACAGAGAATAGTCACCTCCACTCCCTTCTATCATTCCTGACTTGATATTGAAGTGATAGATTTCACCACAATATGCAGGAATTTTAGCAGCTATGTTCTTTCCCGCAGTCACGATCTGACGCGAGACATGAGTAGTCTTCTTCGTCGTATCTCGGTACTCAGCTTTGATGACGTGCGCGATGATGATGACATTAATCTTGTGATGTTTCTTGATGTCTTTCGTCAGAGAGATTAACTCACCAAGAGCGCCGGACTCAGCGTTGTAGTCCTCTATTTCATTGACTGCGATTCCTGCGATCAACTTACCCGCCGCTGCACCTGAAGTGCGTGTCTTTCCATACTTCAAGTGCGTAGTCTGACGGAGGATTGCATCTGCGCACGACGTGATAGAGTCTATGACGATAGTTTTGTAGGGACAGTTAGACTGAAGTTGTTCCAACTTGACCTTAGCCTTAGTCCAGTCATCATAGTCATCATACGAGATAGTCTTAGGATCAATGTTCCATTTACGCATAGGGATGAAGATGGATGACATCTTCTGATCCCATGAGAACCAGTATTGAGGGCCGGGAAATGATAAGGCTTGTGTAGACTTACGTGTCCCGGGTTCCCCCTTAAAGAGACAGTAAAGAGAGTCGAAGTTAATAGAGTTCATGTCCTGCATTAGTTAGTTATCCTTGTCCTTATCGAGAGAGTCGAAGTCAAGGTTCATCTGGACAGGTTCGTCATGTGAACTGACTACTATGACGTATCCGACTATCTCCTCTGATGAGTGACTGTCCATCATGACAGGTTCTATCGAGATGTCTTCCATCAGTGTATCTTCTTCGTTGATAGTCACGAAGATAGGTTTCTTCAGTGCCTCGATAGGCAAGTCATGCAGGAGTGCGAGTAGTTCCTCAACAGATATCATCATCCTAATCCTCCCCTAGCTCCATTGTCTAGACTCTTTTTCGAGAACTTCCTCTTTTTCAAAGACTTCAGTTCTTTCAGCAGTGAGTGCGTGTCCTCGATGCGCGTCTCCAGTTCTCGGATATAGACGTTTAGTTGTAACTCAGTGTATGACGCGACGATAGAGAGTAGTTCCTCTTTAAACATCTGAATCCTTTTGTAGTAGGTACTTCAAAACAATTTCACTTCTCGCTTTGTCATTTGACTTCTCGTCTGGACACTCTTCGATGAGTGCGACTATGTCATGTTTGTAGGGAAACTCAATTTCATGCATGTGTTCGAATGCTTCCGTAAGAGTGCGGAACTTTGCATTCTGTTTATGCAACTCACAACTGAGACAGACGAATGCGACCTTATTCTTGGACATAGTTAGTCTTCCTTTTCCTTATTCCTAGGATCCCACATTGGGGCTAGTTGATATTCAGCTCTGAGTGTCTCTTCTCTCATGTTGGGGTCGGACTCACAGACTCTCTTGTATGGACACGGACCATACATATTGTCACATGAGGAGAAGTTAGGAGGCCAATAGCCGGACTCCTGATACTGGATATACTTGTAGGCGTAGTAAGGGATTATCTCGGACTGCCACTCATGGATACGCGCGGCGGAGTAAGAGACTAACTCGCGGGTCAGTCGGTCAGGGACTTTCAGCGTCGTCTGTAGTCCGATCTTGTTCACTAGGACATTCCGAGAGTTGAGCAGGACACAGTGTCCTAAGAACTGATTCGATAGAGAAGTCTTGTCTCTCCTTTGTTTGAAGGTCTTGTGGTCCATAGATATGATACCCGTCTGGTTCGTATCTATCCGCAGGTCTAGCTTAGCTTTCCATAGGACACGAAGTTCGTCATCCTCGTAGATTACTTCTCCTATGACTTCTTCTACTGAGAGAGGGATGAAGGAGTCATTCTGGTAGTGATTGAAATACTGTTCGCAGGTCTGAAGTGCGAATCTCCATCCGATTACATATCCTTCGGAGTTCTCAGGAGTATTAAAGAGGCCCGGATATTCCTCTGGATCATGTCCGCATGAGGGGACTGATGCGTCTTCTGACACGAAGGTTGCGCAGTGCTGACAGCCTGACACGAAGAGTTGACCCGCGACTAGTGCGTGTCCTATGGCTACGGAGTGAGTGAATCCATCTATCTTATGCTTGTAATAGACCTCTAAGACTTTATGGATTAGAGATCCTACTTCGAGGGAGTTAGACTTCCCTTTCATAGCTACAAGACGATGGTTGAATCTTATGTCATGGTAACGTGCGCACGACATTAGACCTGAAATAAGTGTAGCGTCGAAGATGACATTCTTCTTCGGAGGGAGAATGATGTCTGACATTTTATTCCATCTGTCCAATTACTGATTGGATTAACACCTTAATACGAGCGCATCTACGTTTCATTCTATCACTTACGTCTCTTCTTACGAAGTGAAGATAATCAGAGTCCCGTTCAAGACCTGCAACGAGTTCCCATATTTCTTCCCACTCAGCTCTAGTTAATGACATAAATTACTCTGCGACCAGCTTTCTGAACTTCGCCAGTTTGGACTTGAGATTACTGTTCTCACGGACTGTGGAGATGTAGTAACTCCGCAGATCTTGCATTTCTTTGATGAGATGATCTAACATCTCGACTGCTACGTCATTATTCGGACTGGACGGAGAGACTGGACGGACTGACCGGGCATGACGGACATGTGTAGGGATGGACTTCTTACGATGTTTAGATACGAAGATAGAGAGTGAGCCGAACGTAGTAGAGATGCCCAGTTCCTGTGCCTTCACGACAAGTGCGCGTGCGTTCTGTGAGTTGTTCTTCTGTTCGTCGATGAACGGTATGAGTGCGAACAACTTACGGAAGTTCTTGCTTCTCGTTCCAGTGAATGTGTCAGAATTCGGAGTCTCTGTCGTAGTAGTCATAGTCTGTATCTCTTCCTTAGTCTCTACTCGTGTTAGTTTGTGCATGTCTAGGAGTTCTTTGACCTGACGCGCGATTATTCCGGTTCCTTCGGGATTGAATATGGTGATCTGTCGCTTACGTGCTTCCTTTAGAATCGTGGCGAATGACGTGTGTCCTATCCATCTAGTCATGAAGACGACACGGACATTCTGTGGAAGGTCTTTGCCCTGCCAGTCTGTCTCCTGACTACTCCAGATTATGACTCGTGGGTTCTGACGCAAGTCAATGTCGAAGTTACTAGCCTTAGCTCCGACGATTAGTATGTTTCCATGAGTTAAGGGCTGTAGTGAGTGTTCCATAAAGTTAGTCCTTAGTCCTTGTATAGTTGAAACAGTTCGACAGTTCTAGACTTGAGATTCGTCGTTCGAGTTCTAGGACTTTCTCTCCGATACTCTTGACTGATTCGAGTATCATGCGTTCATTCTCCAGATGCAGGTTGGAGATTGAGGACAGAGCTTCTACGATACTCTTGATTAGTCCATCTACTGCTTCTCTTTCAGACATTAGTTCACCTTCTTTCTGTTTCCATTTATGGATTCGATAGTTGGGAAGACTACTCCCTTTCCGTGGAGCCATTCGAAACATACACAGTCAAGTGCGTCTGTAATGATGACTCGTATTGTCGTACCTACTTGTGCTCCTACAGACATAGAGAGATAGTCTGCTGCATGCACAGCATCGTTTGCTGAGACGAAGTGACGGACACGCTCATATGAGCCGTCTTTGAAGAACTGATAGACGGAATATTCATTTTCATTCGTCATGTTCTGAGTCCAGTTCTTTGATGCAGTCTGCGCACATCTGGAATGCAGGTCCAGTTTCACTGCCACATCTGCGACATTTAGTTTTGCAGGAAATTTCCATCACAATCTCGTATGTGACATCATTTACTTCCAGTTCTGGATGAGGACAATCATGATTCCACTCATCATTGATATGTGCTTGAAAGTCCTCAGCCATATCCTTCAAATATTCCTGATTGGCAGTTGGATTGAAGTAGAGGCGATACTCAATGTATAGTTTCTGTTCCATTACTGTTCCCACCTTTCACGCATTTTCTGAATAGTTTCTTCAGGGACTCCATGGATATTTGGAAAGAGTGGACCTGAGAGAGTGACTTCGACTACACGATAGCCGTATTCAAGTGCGAGCTGAAGATAAGGCTTCATCTCCCATCGTTGAGTGAATGTGTTAGAGACTGCTATTCTGTCTACTTTATACTCCATGAGATGTTCTACGTTAGAACGACAGAACTGATGCGCTTCTGCTATCCTACCAGCGTTGTACTCATACTTTCCGTCATGAAGGAAGAAATCATCTGCCTCACATACGGATGCTCGTAAATCAAGTGCGAGTGTAGACTTGCCTGAGCCGGGTAGTCCTCTGATTAAGAATAGAGTCTTCACTTCGAGTCCTTGTCTGAGTGCGTGATAAGAGAATGAAGGGGCACATTCCAGAAGCGAGAGCTATCAGCAGCACTAATACAAGAGCACCCCAACGGGAGATGTTGTCTGTGTCTCCTGTTGACATACGCATCTCTGATACGTTCTGCTTCTCTGAAGGTCTCGACTACTACTTCTGCGACGAGTGTGTCATACATTGCGATCTGTAGTCTGTGTCCTTTGGACATTTTAGTCTGTCTCCTCTTTCACTTTCGCTGTCCACTGAGATTCTTCTTGTACTAGCCATTCATTGTATTTGGATTGTAGTTCGGACTCTGAGTAGTGTCGCGGATCTTCTGGTAGCCAGTCAAGGAATGCGTCGATACGTGCGCGTGCGTCATGATTTCCATCTTCCGAGAATACCGGACCAAACGCCCAATCAGTAGTGGAACAATACATACATGCAGTGTCATAATCACCAAGTATTCTAACGCCCATAACATTATTCCTACTCTTAAGGCGCACAGCATAGAAGGATTATTTCTTCTTAGATTTATAATCCTGCTGTATCGCATAGACGAATGTGACTACGATAAGATAACAGAAAACAAGTGACGCGATACCTGCCCAACCACCTGCGATATACTCTTCCATCTGTCCTGTATCCCTTTCTTGTCTGAAGTAAGTGTCCAATTGAGCCTATCAATCCGCGGTAGACTGATAGGCTCTCAGGAGACTGACTCCCTACTCCCTACTTGCGACCTTTCTTGGCGTTGTGGGCGTTGACGATAGATGCTGCTAGCTCTTTCATGATGGCATCTTCGTTCCAGACTTCAGCCTCTCCCTTGTTCATGAGGGAGTGGAATCTAGACCGCTTGCCTTCGATGATCGCATCTAGCTTCGGGTCTGTCGTAGTTAGCCCCTCTAAGTGCGCGTAGATGGCGTTAACTGATACAGATACGGCTCCGATGCGAATGAAACGTCCTTCACACTGTTCTTCCTTGCCGGGATTCCACTGTCTCTCATGCATGAGGCAGTCGCAGCAGGTTTGGAGGTTCATTCCTTCACCTAATGCTAACTGTGAGCCGACTAGTAGTGCGCGTGGGGACTGGTTGAACTTATCGCACGTTTCGTTACGCGCGAATGAATTCATGTCTGCTGTGTATTGCAGGACTGGCATGTCATTGCCATACTTCTGTTTTAGTTCTTCGAAGAGGATGGCTTGCACGTCTCTGTGATGCGCGAAGATAACCAGCTTTCTGTCTGTCTCTTCGACAAATTCATCGACGTATTCTAGTGTCGCAGGGACTTTAGCGAGTGCGACTAGATGACGCATCTTTTGCATGGCTGCTATGATAGCCATGCCTGACAGAGCCTGAGCCTGAGATTCGTACCACTTCACGAACTCATCGACTGCTGCATCATAGTCCTGCTCCTCTTGAGGAGTCATCATGATGTTCAGCTTAGTGCGATTGACTGTCGGCAGTTCTGCGAGGACTTCACGACGTTCACGTCTGACGCAGATATCCTTCGTGTATTCTTTGAAAGCGTTGATCTTATGACGTTTGATTCCGCCTTCTTTCAGGAACTGACCCTGATAGAAATACTCTACCCAATCGCGCTTGAACTTCTCCTCTGATGGAAACTTCATAGGATCCATCATGTTGAAGACTGGGAATAGTTCTGAGCCGCGATTGTTCCACGGCGTCCCCGAAAGTGCGATTACCTTACGTCCCTTCACGATACGACGGACCATCTGCGTCCTAGATGAGTCAACATTCTTTATCTGCTGACATTCGTCAAGGACTACACACTTAATTCCGACTCTATCGAACTGTGAGATATCGAAGCCAGATGAGACAACCTTGCCGGACTTGAGTGTCCGTGACTTCTGGACTAGCATGTCATAGCCGATGATGTAGTGCTTCAGTCCCGGCCAGAGATAATCCTTCGATGTGTTGACTATCTGTGGGATATGCTGTGCATTCTTCGGATCAGGGTTCATCCAGTTCAGGATTACACTGGACTTCTGATACTTAAGGCCGGACTTGTCTATCCACAAGATAGGCCAGAGGGATGGAGTGAAATATACGACTCCGGCAGCTTGTATCGTCTTGCCTAGTCCCATCTCATCGAAGCATGCCGCGCCTTTGTTGACAGCTAGACCTGCCTCAAGGAACTTCATTCCTTCTATTTGGAAGTCGTAGGGACGATAGCGTGAGCAGAGGACACACTTGTTCTTGTTCCACTTATGCTTGCATGAGTCGGAGCCGCCTACGTGGAACGTATGGAACGGTGTTCCCTTAGGGACATTGGTTACGATCTTATGTCCGCATTCGAGCATTGCGATATGCAGGTCAGGTTCTGTATCTCCGAGTGTTCGTATCGTCTCTTCGGAGATCTTGACCGCGACCTTTCCGCAGGTGGGACACTTCTCTTGTAGGCGGGTGATGTTGTACTTAGGTGTCCGGACTATCTGTTCTTCGAATGCGATAGGGACTTGAATGACTTTCTCGTCGAAAGTTATCTCGACGTCTGCCCCTGACCGAATCGCATCTATGACGCGCGGATCTAATGAGAGGTTAGAGCAGGGAGCCGTATGCGTGCAACCTAACTCTTTAGCCTTTTGGATCCAGACCTCATCGTGTGCATGACCCGGTGTCAGGGCATGAGCTATCTCATGCCTAACGGTGTTGTGGACATCCTCGACCGGATGTATGTCGATGTGATGTGCGGAGATGATGATTGCTCTGTCTCTGTGTGAGCAGAGACCAAGGAATCGAGAGTTAGAGTCTTGATTCAGACGTGCGGACCAATCTTGCAGCCCATGTCTGTTCATCTCTTCTCTCATGAATTGTGTTGCTGAACTTCTGTCCATTAGTTCTGTCCTTTCGGAATGCAGATAAGTGAGTGAGTGCGACTAGTCTAGTTAATGTCCGTCCGACTGAGTGACTGAGTGACTGAGTGACTGACGGACTAGATTAGGCCCATGTTGGTTGCGACAATCTTTGCCGCATCCTCACATGAGAGATTCTTCGACACGGAGAGACGTTGGACTGAGACGAGCGGGACACCCGGATATTTGGCTACAGCTTCCATCAGAGCTTTCTTGCTGAACTTAATAACAGGAGTCTTGGCGACAGTCGGCTTGGTGGGAGTTTTTACGACGTTAGGCTTGTAGTTCACATCGAGTGTCTTGTATTTCGCGCGATCCTTCTCATGCAATGTTGCCGCAAGAGCCTGAGCATTGACCTGTATCGCGTATCTCTGATTCTCGACTGCTACTAACTCAGCCTTCATGTTGAAGATTACTTCTGACAGATGTTTGATACGCGCGGTTGCCTCATCTAGAATCTTGAATTTCTTATCTGCATCTGCAATAGATGGATTCTGATTGACGGCAGCGGATATCTCGACGAAAGGTATCGTACCAGCTTTGAACAAGTCAGCTTTGACTTGTATGTCTGAATCGACTTTACGTGCATCCTCGACTACTTTAGACGTACGCGCGACCGATGCAAGCTCTTCGTCAAGACATTCCTTGCATAACCACATATTGTGATGAGCGGGGAAGATCTTGACATTCTTTCCACCGCCATTTAAGTGCGTAGCTTCACACTCACCTATTTTGAACGCTAGTGGTGACATTACTTCGCTCCTATCTTACGAGCAGCTTTACGTGATAGTTGGACTGCTGGAGTGGACTGGACTGTCTTAGACGGACGGACTGATTTGACTGAAGATTTGACCCGCGACCCAGAATGGAATCTACACGTTCCAGTTCTGTTGATAGGATTTTCTATCACATCGTAGTGCTGAACGTCTGACGGTAGGACACGGACTCGCTTAATCCGCTTGCAGATTACACAGAAGAATCGCTTCATGATTCTAACTGTCCTTTCGGATGTTTATGGGTTTACGACTTGTATTCTGATTCATCGATGCAGCCACAGGGATTCGATGTATCTGCTCCACACTGTGAGCAGTATTCTACATCATCGTCGTTTGCATATTCATTGACTGTTCCATAGTCCAATGAACCTGTAGACTTGCATTTACGGCATACGGCATCACGCCAGTTATCAGACTTCTGGCTATCTGGAGACTTCATTACTTGAGGATTACCGCACTCTTGACAAGTGCGTATCCAATCGGTAGGTTTGAACTGAGGGAATCTGAGAGACAAGGGGACACGTCCTTTCGGATATCGTGTGACATATCTTGTGGCTAGATATGTCAGTTAGTAGGCGTTCGCCACGCCTCTATTGTCGCCCGAAGGCGATCCGCTTGTCAATAGGCACCTAAACGTTGCAGACAAAGGGGTTAGGGCCGCCCCATCCATTGAACGACCCTAACACGACTATAGACTCTTGTTGCTAGATCTTATCCAGTCTCTTAAAACGAATCAATTTGTCAATCTCTTCTTCAGTTACTTCGTCCAATGCTTTCCCCGTCTTCTCTGCGATCTTACTGCGGGCTTCGTATCTCTCGAAGTCAAAATCATCAGGTGCGACGTATTCAACTCCTGCTCTACACGTTGTACATAGAGGTTTATCGTCTTTCATGTTCTCAGAGTCAAGTACGAATGGATCCATACATCTGTTACACAATGACAACTTTCCTTCTACTTGATTGGCGACGTTGAATGGCATGTAGTGCGTACAATCAGGTAAATTGCACGCCCATACGCCCCGACTCTTGTCAATAGGACTGACCCCAAATGCGTATGGATAGATACGTGTGTACTGATGTGTGTGGCTCTTCTTCCTAGACATTTTTCCATCCTCGCTCTCTCTGAAATAGGACAGTTTACCCTCTCCCTCTCTCCCTCTCCACCCCGATTCTAGTCGAAATCCCGACGTGTGTCAAGGGTTCGACACCACGGCAAGACATGTGCCAAAGATAAGAGGAAAGATATGTAAAAAAAATATATATAATAATATATAACTATTATCTTTCTACTTGGCATCTGGTTTGCCGATGTACGTGGACACCAGTTAGCCCAAAAGGGGTCAGGAGAGAGAGAGAGGGAGAGTCTCTATGTCCCATCTGTAGGACACATATCTTACGTAAGATAAGTGATACTGATTCCCAGTATCAAGTCGCACAGCTTAAAAGATCTTTCGCAAGAGAATGAGTCGCACAGCCTCGCCGCACAGCCCAAAGGGCTATCCGCAGGATATGGATGGGATAGGTGGTACGGTAGAGGTAGTACAGGCGGGGAACGGTAGAGGTGGGTCCAGCTCTGCTGTAAGAGAAAGGAGCCAGACGCGATGTCTGGCCCCCGTGACAGAGCTAGTGAACGACGTCGGCCGGAGATGCGACGATAGAAAGGAGCATCGAGAAGGCCTCACGAAGGATGTCGTTGACGTCGAGAAGTGACAGGGCGGCGAAGACGATGGTCTTCTCCTCTTCGGTCTGAGGATTTGGAATCCTCTGTGCAAGCGCCTTGATAACGACCTTCTCACACTTGACCTGCAAGTCGAAGGCCTTCTGGATTGCGTCTAGCTCGTTCGTCATGATAACACGTCCTTTCGGAATCGCGGGTGGGAGCAGGGTTGCTCCAGAAGGGGGACGACGATGTTCTGTCGTCCCCTATCTGCAAAAACCCTAGTCGACGAACTTCTCGCCGTAGGTATCTTCGACCTTGGCGCGAGCTTCTGCGTCCGTGAAGCGGCGCGTCCCATCCGGCAGAAGGGAAACCAACATCGGCTTCAACATCTGCTGCATTGCAATCTGGTTGTTGTTGGCGGCCGTCTGTTTCACGAGCCGACCGGCCTCGATTTCCGCGTTCTTTGCCGCCGTATCAGCCGCACTACGGGCCTTCTGTTCCGCCTGAGTGTTCCGAACTTCCATCTGCTCCTCAGCTGTGAGCGGGACGTTGGCCGCGATGAATTCTTCAACGTTCTCAAAGACCTGCCACGTCCATGCGAACGGGATAGGCTTCTCCAACGTCACGCCGCCGTATTTCTTGATTTCCGATTTGGACTCTCTGGTCTTCATGTCTGTCTACTCCTCTGACTGTCGGTTGCCGCCGACCCGGTCTTACAGTTCACGCTTGAGACGGGAGCCTAAGCTCGACCGTGGAACTTTGCCTATCCTTTGGGCCGTCTGGAGCGGTGCTCCTTTTGGGTTAGTCGGAATCGGCAAGACAATACTCTCATGACCCGTCGCCCGTGTCAAGGGCTGATATCAAATCGCCCTGGTAGTCGTCTGCTGCCAGATATGTTGATACTGAAACCGAGTATCAGTATCACTTTGGACCGCGGCGTTCTTTGCGGAGCAGAGGACTTTATTTTTCAGAGTGCTCTGAGATGCAGAGTGCTTTGACCGGCACAGTACTCCACACCCCTGCGAAGCAGGGACTCCCACAACCTGCGGCGGGGGCTTGGTTACAATCGCAGGTTTTATAAAGAGATAGAAAAATAGAGTCTCATATATATTAAAAGAGTCTCATACAAGATAATACAATTTTCACCTCCCTTCAAGTCATATAAATTTGGGGGGTTAAGTCCTTGCTCTGCAAGGGTTTACGGCACCGTCGCACTTGACAGGTGTGTTAGGCTGGATTGACGGTCGGCCTTCCATCCCAGAGATTGTAGGTAAACATCATGCCTGTGGGCCTAGTAAGTGACATAGAATTTATCAAAGAATTAGAGAGACTATCTGGTCGCACTTCACGTCCAGTCAGTCCAGTCCAGTCAGTCCCTACGGTCGTAGATATCAGTCCAGAACATGGACGTAACAAGGGCGACTTAAATGTCCCTGACTCTCTCCGTCAGATCATAGGAGAAGAGGCGGTCATTAATGGTCGCGCGTCTGCCTTGTCTATAGCCAAAGAGTTCGGCATATCCTCGTCGTCCGTCTCTGCATACGCCAAAGGTGCTACGTCTACGACTACCTATCACGAGGCGAAGCCGAGTATCATCTCCCACATCAATAAGTCGCGCGTCCGTGCGACCAAGAAAGCCAGTCATGTCCTGAACTCCGCTCTCTCAGCTATCTCCCAAGATAAGCTGGATTACACTGACGCTAAAGATCTGTCAGGTATAGCTAAGGACATGTCAGTCATCATTAAGAATCTAGAGCCTCAGAATGTCCAGTCCGAGTCCGACTCTAATTCTAAGACTCCTCAGTTCGTAATCTATGCACCTCAGTTCAAAGACGAGAGATCATTTGAATTCATCCAAGTAAACGAATGAGTCGCGTCCAGTCCAGCAAGTCGAGCAAGTCCAGTCCAGACAGATGGAGTCATAACATGAATCAACCAGCTAGAGTCTTGTATCAGGATCCTTTCTCTCCGAAGTTAATCTCTCCTCTCTCTGTTCCTCTAGCCGTATCAGAGGAGCAGAAGATCTACGTCAGGAAGATTCTGGACAAGTGCGCATCTGATACTCAGTTCGCGGAGAAGGCGTATCGTGCGATAGAACTTGTCCTTACGGGCGGATACATCAAAGTCCCTACTCTGTCCAGTCTGACTCCTAATTCGGCGGAGATAGGCGATCCTAGCTTTACAGTCCATATCCACGGGACTAACTTCACAAACAAATCTAAGATTATCTTCAACGGATTTGAAGAACCTACTACATATGTCTCCGCAACAGAAGTAACGACTGGAGTCAATATGTCCGTATGGGCGGCTCCTGCTGTCGTACCAGTAGGAGTCCAGACGGACGATGGAGTCATGTCTAACACAATGAACTTTACGTTCACTGATGGATCTCAGTCTGAATCCTCTTTCTTGGAGAAGAAGATGAAACTTGAACATGCAGAACAAGGAGTCCCTAAGGATCCGCGCCCCGGTACACATCCTGATCATGATCTTCCTACAGGACGTCCAGTCCGTCCAGATCAGGGACTTCCTTCCAGTCCAGTCCCTCCAGTCCCAGATCATGATAAGAAAGAAGAAAAGAAGAAATGAAAACCATTTACGTCATAACTTCAGACAGACTGACTCCATACGGAGATCAGTTTACTGTCTCTCTATTTGAATCAGACGACGTGACTACATCGCAAGAAGGGCAGCCAGATCGTCCATGCAGAAATGGAGATGTCCTGTCGATAGATCCTAAAGGATATTGGTCGGGTCGCATCTCTGGAACATCGGGTCCATACGAACTTTGCAGGAAAGTCAGTAAGGGACTTCTGTACAGTCCGTCCGGAACTGAAGGTAAGTCATATCTGGTCCCATATGTTGATTGACGATTACTACGTCATCTCTGAATCAGAGAGTCCAGTCAGTCCGGGAGCGCAGCGACCTCCTTTGCCTGAGTTCGACAGAGATTCTGTAGATCCAGACACGGGCGCACCTCTGCCAGTCTATACAGTCCTACGTGTCCCTCCGGAATCTGAGAGTTTCTTTTGGAGAGGGGATACATGGGGTCTGACTATAGAGGGACTTCCATATGTCGCGGGTGGAGCTGACGGACCTGCGAGAAATAGAGTCCTGACATACTTTCTCGACAGGTACGGCCGCGCGTGGGAAGAGAAGATTCTCAGTCTGTACTGCGACCATGATAGATATACACACATCTCCCTATCTCCTCAAGACTCCTTTTCGGCAGGACAATCAGAAGATGATTACATAAAGATGTCTGTCCGTTGTCGTAAGGCGGGTCTAGAAGTCCATCATCTGATGAGGTCCAAGTATTACACATCAGACAGTCCTACCTTATCAGATCCTGATCATCTAGTCGAGCGGCTTCTACAAGAAGACGCCATGCAGGTTCTGACTCCTGCGTGGGAGATGAACTACTGGAGTCCGTCCGTATGTAGACGAATGATAGATCATGACGCGGCGCTGATAGGGACGCGCGCTCAGATCATGCTGCACTTCTATCCGCACTACATCTCATGGCAGGAGAATCATGAGACGGCGGCGGACTTCTGGAGACAGAACTACGGAAAGGTAGATGGAGTTCTGTATCAGTGCGACCCACACTGGACTGCGGGTATGATGGCAGCTAGGATTACAGACGGACTGGACAGACTCGCGCCCGGTGGACTGTGGGGACTGAGTGACTCAGGTAGAGGACATGACATCTGGTATGTAGCGTGGGAGACTATAGCTACGTGTCAGTTCAATAATCTGACAGACGGAGACGGGCGACTAGCAGATGAAGATATCGGAAACTTAAAGGGATATGAATGTCTGTGCAGTCCGGGACGTATGACAGTGAAGGGATACGGTAATGGCGGTAGGATGCCTGATGGATCTCGTCTTTGATTAGTCAGTCGGACAGTTATGGGTCGCACACGGCCCCGCCGTGCGACCGATACACGTCCTGTAGAATCTATTTCAGCCGGGTCTTCCCGGCCTGTCGTAGAGAAGACAGATGATATACAGTCAACAGGTCATAGCGGACGGAGCTAGTAATTACTGGAGACTGAACGAGAGTTCAGGACTAGTCGCCATAGATATTATTGGTGGCAAGAACGGCGCGATCAGCGCCGGAGTGACACTAGGTCAGACTGGAGCTGTGACTGAAGATAAGTCTATGTTGTTCGATGGAATAAGTGGACAGATCAATGCTGGACAGGTTCCTAATGCTAATTATTTAGCAGGATCTTATACTATTGAGGCATGGATTTATTCAACGAATCCAAATAACTATTACGTCATTGTAAGTAAGGGTCACAGTGAAAGTCCAACTGGATGGCGAGCTTTTCTAGGTAGTTCCAATTCACCCATTCTATTTTCAGATAGTGATGTGACAAACCCCTATCCGAGTAGTACATTGATTACGGTTCCAAACAAGTGGCAGCATGTCATTTGGGGATATGATGCGATTGCTGGGAAAGTTTTCTATGCAGTCAATGGAGTATACGAAGCAATTGGTGTACTGAATAGAAGTGTAACGAGTACGGATCCAATCACTATAAGTGCGGACAGTAGTCTCGGTTATATTTTTAAGGGTGGCATTGATGAAGTAGCAATATATCCGGTCGCACTTACTGCGGCTCAGATATCGAATCATTATTCACTCCGTAACTCTACGTCGGTAGGAGTCGTACCGCTCATATCTCCGGGTCCAGTCACTCCTCTCATACAGAACGTCGTATATGCTCTGCCCGCAGCTAAGTGTCAGTTACTCTCTGAGGTCGTATGTCAGACTTCCTCCAGTCTGACGGGTCCGTTCGCTGATCTGATAGGGTCGAATACTGAGTCAGGAAAATTAACTCAGGGTGGATTCATCAGGTGTGCGACAGGAAATACGAACATAGTCGTCAAGAAACATACAGTCCAGAAGTCTTCTACTCGTCCATACCCTGAGATAGTTAAGACAGATGGAGCCATTTACTATTGGAGATTAAACGAAACGTCGGGAACTAATGTCGTAGATGGCGTAGGTGGAAAAAATGGGACAATTACGGGCGGAAGTATAACTCTTGGAGTCCCCGGTGTAAGTACGGACGACAAGGCTATGTTATTCGATGGTACAGGATATATAACTACGCCAGCTGTAATTATGACAATGCAATGGACGCAGGAAGCATGGATATGGATGAGTACTCTACCGGCTGTACGACGTGACGTAATATCTCGTGATTATTTCGGTGCTGTAGGTACAGAATTATCAATGATTGTAGATCAGTTCCGAGGATTATTATACGGACTAGCTGTTGGCTTCCAACAACAGATAGCTCCAATGGGAGCTTTGGCTACAACTAATGTATGGCATCATATAGCTATGACTCATGATGGAATTAATTGGGGTTTATGGTGGGACGGTGTACTTCAAACTACTAGTACGGCTGCACCTCTTTCACCAGACACAGGTCCGCTGGGTACGTTCATTGGATCTAACATACATGATCTGGCACAGAACTGGGTAGGTAAATTACAGGACATAGCTATTTATCCATCTGCACTTACGGCGTCACAGATTATGTCTCATTTCAAAGCGAAAAAGCCATAATGACATATCCAGAGTTAGTTAGGTTTCATGGCGCGACGAACTACTGGCGTCTTGGAGAGACATCAGGAACCGTCGCTGTGGACAGTATAGGGGGCAAGAACGGAACTATATCAGGCGGAGTAACTTTAGGACAGACAGGTGGAATAGTTGATAGTGATAAGGCGATGGTGTTCAACGGGACTAGCGGACAGATTGCAGCAAGTGCAGGGATAACCGGTCCAATCACAGTTGAGTTTTGGTACAAGTCTATAGGCAATGCTGTTCAGCATCCTGTGTTTCAGAGCACAGGACCAGTCTCAAGCGATCGCTTTGATTTATATCTTCAGCCTATTGCTACTGGTGGTCGCGCAGCTATTTACATTCAATGGGCGAATGGAACCCCGGCCGATACAGCGTATGGTCCTGCGCAGATAAATTACGGTGATGGTCAGTGGCATCACTGGGTCATGATTCTCAGCGGCACGCAATTTCTTCCATACTTCGATGGCGTGTTAGACACTTTCGGTATCTTCACACTCCCGAAATCATTTGCCGGACAAACCACCGGAGTGCTTCTTGGGCACGATACGTTATTTACGACTTCGTGTGATGGCTCGCTCGACGACGTCGCGATCTACCCCGTCGCCCTGACCCCTACGCAGGTATCTGCACATTATTCAGCAGGTAAGTCAGGAAGTTATCCTGTCACTATTCCGTCCATTCCTATCGGTCCAGTCGTGCCAGTCCTTGCGGGTCAAGTCTATGCACTTCCTGCAATTCCTGTTACACTGACTGCAAGTACGACAGCACAGACTTCTATCACATCAGGAGGTCCGTATACGAACGTGTCGAATGGACTCATTGACGGATGTTTCCTCAAGTGCGCGTCTAACTCGAACGTAAGTCTGAAGAAATATATCCTGACTACCTGATATGAGAAATCCTAACGAGTGGAAGCCAAGTGCGCGTCAGCAAGAGTTCTTATCTATTCCTCCGTCTGTTAAAGAAGCTGCATACTTAGGTGGAGCAGGATCTGGCAAGTCTGATTTATTGTTGATGTATGGAATCGTCCACAGGTTCCATGAGAATTCGCGATTCAAACAAGTCTTTCTCAGACGTACATTTCCGGAGTTAAGGAATGAAATAGTTCCAAGAGCGCGTGAGATATACGGTAAATTTGGAGCTACCTTTAATAAAACTGAGATGATTTTTACATTCCCATCAGGTGCTCTCATATTGTTGGGACATTGTGAAAATGAATCTGACGTAAGCAAGTATGATTCAATGGAAATAAACTTGTTTACTCCAGATGAAATAACTTCATTCACTGAGTATATGTATCTTTACATTGGTTTCACTCGTGTTAGAAGTTCTGATCCCAAATTACCTGCCATAATTAGGACAGCAGGAATGCCCGGGGGAATAGGACATTCGTGGGTACGTAAGAGATTCGTCGAGCCTGATAAAGCGGGTGGAAAGATTCTAGTAGGTAAGGGTGGCAATAAACGAATAATGATATTTGCTACCCAAGCAGATAATCCTTATATCGACCCGACTTACAAGAAAAGTCTTGAAGCTCTACCTGAAGCAGAGAAGAAGGCAAAGTTATACGGAGACTTTGACTCATATTTAGGTCAAGTATTTACGGAGTTTAGAAGTCATAAGATGCCGGACGAGCCAGATAATGCATTGCATGTAGTTGAACCGTTCGAGATACCAGCGTGGTGGCCTAGATTTTTAGTTGGAGACTGGGGCTTTGCAGCGATGACTTGGTTGGGCTACGTGGCCGTGAGTCCAGCTAAGCGCGTATATATTTATAGAGAACAACATTGGATTAAGACGAAGATAGCAGACTGGGCACCTCATGTAAAGCAATATATTGATAGAGAAAGTCCACGAATTATAAAATTCTGTAAGTCCGCTGCTCAGGAACGGGGACAAGAACACACTATTCAGCAACAAATTGAAGAAGAGTTAGGTCAGCAAGTTGAGCTGAGTAATAATAGTCCGGGGTCGCGCGTAGCTGGAAAGATGTTAGTTCATGAATATCTACGATGGAAACCTAAGCTGATAAACGCGACCGAGGTCGCTCTGTATAACGATGAATACGCAATGTGGATTATGAGAAATCGGGGGATGAATGAATATAAATCTTATATGAATTCATTTAATCCACAAGAACCAGAGACAAACATACCTAAGCTTCAGATTTTTAACACCTGTTCAGTCTTGATAGATGCAATTAATGCATGTTCGTATGATAAACCGAAAAATAACAAGCCTGCTGAAGACATAATGGAATTTGAAGGTGACGATCCGATCGATGGACTTAGATATATTGTGGACACGGCTGAGGGATTCTTCGACGAGGCTAATCAAGAGTTCAAGAAAATCCAGTCTCAAGAAGCTCTGATTCAGAAGCTGTCGAGTAACAATGACTGGACAGCTTTCTACAGAAATATGCGTAAGGTAGAGAGTGAAGAGACAATTAAGCCCATTACGAGATATAGACATTAATGATCAAGCAGATTCTGTACAAGTGGTTCGGCCTAGATTCGTCGTGTCAGACCTGCGAAGTTCTCCGTCAGGCACTCGATGAGAGTAACCGAGAACGTAGAGAACTGTTAAACAGACTGCTAACGAAGGATCAGGTCGAACCTCCTTCTACAACGAAGGAGGAGCTGACTCCTATCAAGCCACAGTTTACGCCGTGGAGAGTCAGGCAAGAGATGCTGGAAGCTGAGGATAGGCAGAAAGCTAGAATCATGAAAGAGAAAGAGAAAGAAATCGATGAGTTGGAAAAAGAATTAGGAGTCAAGTAGTCATGCCTCTTAGTCCATCTCGTGATTTTCTGCAAAAAGTCGGACTTGGAGAAGGTCTGTTGGATCTGCCTACAGATGAATTATTTCTTAGGAAAAAGAGAACTAATCCTGACCAGACTGTCACGTCACATCCTATAAGTCCAACAGGATATTCAAGTGCGCGTTCATTCTCTAATGGATTTGAAAGTGATGGGAGAACTAAAGAAATCCTAATGCCTCAAGTTGTAAATGGATTCGTATTAACTCCTAATGATGCTACAAAATGGATGTTAAAAACTAAACGTCATTTTGGTACGTATGATACTCCAGAACATGCAGACTATGCGGGTCAAAGATTACATGAGTTAGAAGCATTACATGATGAATTACTTCAAATAGGAAGGAGTAGGAGATAATTTATGGCAGGACTTGGACCTAGTTGGTCGCCCGCGAAAAAGCCTAAGAAATTCGGTAAGCCAGGTAAACCTCCGAAGATAAATATCATGAACGCGAAAAATAAGTTCATGAAAAATATCTTGGGAGGAAAGGTCTAGTTAGGAGAGAAGAAATGCCTATTGTTGGATTACTCATAGCTCTGCTCATATTCTGCGTAGTTGTGTGGGCTGCACGCGCACTTATGGCTGCATTCGGAATAGGAGATCCGATAGCTACGGTAATCTACGTAATTCTTGTTATACTTCTTCTGGTGTATTTTATCCAGATGGTTCCTGGTATTCACATTCCGAGATAGGAAGATAGTATGAGTATTTGGAGTTCAATTGGACATGCGGCGCTACAGTACGGTCCATACGTAGCGGCTCCATTTACTGGAGGGGCATCTCTAGCTCTAGCACCCGCGGCTAATGCTGCGAATGCTGCGTGGAATATTGCAGATCAGGTTAAGAATAACAACAATGGAGGACCCGCAGGACCTGCTGGAATGCCTCGCGTAAAGACGATGAATGAATATGGTCCCAATGGACTGACTAAAGCGGGCCATTACATGTCTATGGAAGAGTTACAACAAGCATTTCCACAGGGATTCGCACCTACGAAGAGTAATCCTCAGGGATTAGGTCCGTCGAATCCGTCTGGACTTGCATCTCCGCAGTTAGGACAGACCCAGCAGAATAGCGGAAATATCTTTGGGGCAAATCAGTCAGTGAATGCGAATACGAACAGTCAGTTATTCAATCCTACATACGGAATGATGCCTCAGGACTCCTCGAATCCTAACTTGTCATTCGCACTTAATCAAGGTAAGACTCAGGCACTTATGAATCAGCCTTGGAGAGCCGCGAGAGGAATAGGTCCAAATATTCCCTTGAACCAGAGACAGTATCAGCCTGCACCTATGCCGCAAATTCCACAGGCTACGACTTTCAACGCTCCCCAACAAGGTTAGGTGAATTATGGCATTGATGAACTCTCTACAGGATCAGATGGGTCGCACTCAGGGACAGATGGGTCCTCAGATGCAGGGACAGGGAGGACCGAATCCCCAGATGATGGCTATGATGCAAGCGCGTATGCAGCAGCAGGGGCCACAGATGGGAGGTCCTCCACAACAGATGCAGGGACCTCCTCCACCTCAGATGGGACAGATGGGTCCTATGGGACAACAGATGGGACGACAGATGCGACCACAGATGGGCGGACAGGGGCAGCCTCAAGGTATGGGTCCGAGTCCACAGATGATGCAACAGATGATGCAGCAGAGAATGCAGCAAATGCGTCCTCAGGGTCAGTAAGAAATGTCTAAAGTAAAAGAGCCGTCTGACGAAATCAAGAATTCTCTGAAACAAATCATTGATCATTTCGATGATGAGGATCGGGGAGTGCGTGATAGGCAGATTAGGCAATGGAGACGGCTGAAATTACTGTGGGAGAATATTCAACACGCATACTACAGTGAAGTAGCGCACGACTGGAGAGTCCCTGAGTCAGACAGGAGTTCGAGCGACGGAGATCAGGGATTTTATGATAAACCAGTAAACATCTATCGCGCGTATCTAGAGTCAATCATTGCAGCATTGAGTGTTACAGTCCCTGCGATTACCTGTTATCCAGATGACGCAGATAATCCTCTGGACGTAACGACGGCTAAAGCTGGAGATAAGATTGCAGAATTAATCTTCAAGCATAATGACGCTCCGTTATTGTGGCTCCATGCGTTGTTCGTCTTCGTTACAGAAGGAATGACTGCATGTTACACATACGAACATGAAGATGAAGAATACGGGACATACGAGAACAAACAGTATGAAGAGTATGACGAAAATCATCAAATAACTAACTGTCCCTTCTGTCAGGCGGAGATGGGGGATACGATTACGAATCAAGTCCAAGATCCATCACAACAGATGGTCGCGGGTGGATCTCCTCTGATCTCCAATCCTTTCGCAAGTGCGACCCCTCCGGAAGATAATTCATCCGATGAGTTCATGCCGGAAGGACTGAATCAGCTAGAAGAGTGTCAGTCATGTGGCCGCATGGTCTTGCCGCAGAAGACACAGAATACGCTGACAGTGACGCGACTTGTAGGAGTGACGAAGCATCCGAAGTCGCGGGTCTGTATGGAAGTTTTTGGGGGACTATTCGTCAAAGTCCCTGTGTGGGCTAGGAATCAGAAAGAATGCTCATACTTGATCTACAGCTATGAAACTCACTATACGAACGCACTTGAGGAATTTCCTGATCTGAGGGACAAGATTCAACGTGGAGGGGCTGCGTATGACCTGTACGAACAGTGGGGTCGGACAAGTCCACAATACAGGGGCGAACATCCGATCAACAACGTGACAGTCAGGAAATGTTGGCTCAGGCCGTGTTCGTATAATCTGCTGAATGAAAGTGAGGCAGATGAATTACGGAAGCAATTCCCAGACGGGGTGAAAGTCTGCGTCGTCGATGATCAAATTGCTCATGCTGAAAATTCAGCACTTGATGATTCGTGGACTCTTACTTATAATCCTCTCTCTGACTATATACATTTCGATCCTCTGGGCTTGTTACTAACTTCTGTTCAGGATATTACGAATGACCTAATCAGTCTAGTGGTTCAGACTATTGAGCATGGAATTCCTCAGACGTTCGCGGATCCGAAAGTCCTGAATTTCAATGCATATCGGAACAGTGAGGTAATTCCCGGCGGAATCTATCCTGCGACTCCTAGATCTGGTAAGCCATTAGGAGAGGGATTCTATGAGGTACGAACTGCTACGCTATCTCAGGAAGTTCTTCCGTTTGCGCAGAAAATACAGGAAATCGGTCAACTCGTGTCCGGTGCGTTGCCTAGTCTCTTCGGAGGACAGATGTCCGGCAGCAGGACTGCAAGTGAGTATAGCATGTCTCGCGCTCAGGCTCTGCAAAGACTTCAGACCACATGGAAGATGTTACTAGCGTGGTGGAAAGAGACTTTCGGGAAAGCGATACCGTTGTATATCAAGATTATGGTGGATGACGAGAAACAGGTTAAGAAAGATGAGTTCGGGAACTTCGTCAACATATTTGTCAGACGGGCGGAACTGGAAGGAAAGATCGGATCCGTAGAACTAGAAGCGAACGAAAACCTTCCAATGACATGGAATCAGGAAAAAGATGCGATAATGGAGCTGTTTAAGCTGAATAATGAGGGATTGAATCAGACTCTGGTAACTCCAGAGAATCTACCGTACATCAAGAGAGCGATTGGACTGACGGAATATATCATTCCGGGAGAAGATGACAGACAGAAACAATATGAAGAGATTCAACAGTTGATTAACTCGGCTCCTATAGAACAGCCTCCTCCTCCAGAGATGGTACAGCAAGCAATGATGATGGGTCAGCCGCCTCCACCTCCTCAAGAGGTACCAAGTGTAGATATAGATCCGGACTTGGATAATCATCAGGTAGAGTCGGATATCTGTCGTAGGTGGCTCGTAGGGGACGCGGGGAGACTGTGCAAGATAGAGAATCAGGACGGATATAAGAACGTGTTACTGCATATGAAAGCTCATACTAGCGTCATGCAACAGAAGCAGATGCAACAAGAACAGCATCAGATGCAGCAACAGATGATGATGGCTCAGATGAAGCAGCAGATGAATCCGCCCAAACCGCCTAGTGGCGCAGGCAAACAAATGAATGAGAATCAGGATGCACAACCTACTGTACAGTGAATACTTGAGTCCCGACGATGGAAATGGATCCGTAGGTGGGGAAGAGACTGATACGTTCGAACTTCTGTCAGAGGAGCCGGAGGAAGTTTTAGAGATTGGAAAGACTGATAAGGGTGGCGGAGACGACGACGAGGAGGAGGAGAAAGATAAAGAAGATAAAGAAGATAAAGAGGACGAAGAAGATGAACTAAAGGAGATAGAAGAGGAACTTGAGGGGCCTAAAGAGGAGGATTTAGAACTTACAACTCCTGTCAGGAGGAAAGAGATTCTTGCGAAGTATCCGAAGCTGTTCAAGGATTTTCCGTATTTAGAGAAGGCATATTACAGGGAACAGCAGTTTACTGAAGTCTTTCCGACAGTCCAAGAGGCCAAGACTGCGGTAGAGAAGTCGAAAGTCATAGATCAACTTGAACGTGAACTTCTGAATGGAGATATCACGTCCGTCTTACGCGCGGCTAGGCAGGAAAATCAGGAATCATTTCATCGGATTGCGGATAATTATCTCGGTGCGTTGCGAAGTGTCGATCAGCAGGCTTATTATCACGTCCTAGGAAACGTCGTCAAGGATACCATCATTACGATGGTTAGAGAAGCACGGAATCTAGGGGAACAAGGTGCTCCGTTACAGGCTGCGGCGAATATACTTAATCAGTTTGTGTTTGGTAGTCAGAATTTTAAACCGCCTACAACCTTAGCGAAACAAGTTAGGCCAGAAGATCAGAACAGAGAGCAGGAGTTTCAACAGAGGGAATATCAGCGAGTCATGAGTTCTTTCGAAAGTACGAAAGATGACTTGCAAACCCGCGCTGATAATGTCCTGAAGTCTACGATAGACCAGCATATTGATCCTAACGGAACTATGACTGGTTATGTGAAGAAGAATGCTACGAAAGATGCCTTCGACAGCTTGGAGACTCTGATTAGTAAAGATGCGCGCTTCAGGGGACTACTAGACAAGTTGTGGGAGAAGGCATTTCAGAGTAATTTCGACAAGGACACGACGGACAAGATTAAAGCTGCCTACCTTAGCAAAGCAAAGACACTGTTGCCATCAGTGATTAAAAAGGCCAGAAATGAAGCTTTGAAGGGATTAGGCGGTCGCAGAAACGGGTCAGAAGAAAGAGAAAGAGAAAAAGAGAAAGACAGTGAGACTTCTACTGTAAAAAGAAGTCCTTCAGGGAGTCCACGGCCCCCGTCTGGTGGAAAGATACGTAAGCCATCTGATATTCCGAAAGGAATGTCTACATTAGACGTGTTTATGAAAGATTGAAAGAGGGTAGAATCATGGCGGTCGTGGAAAGTCAAGTTGCAGCTACAGAACTGGAAAAGGTCATTGACAAGGTTCAGTTGGTGTTTGAACGTGATGACAAGTTCTATGCAAACATCAAGAAGAGACAGGTGGAGAAGATCTCTCATAGGCAGATGCGGGTTCCTTTGGAACTTAGGCCGGGTGGGAGTTTTCAGTATTTCAATCCTGATGGTGGAGATCTGGGACGCGGTGGCGGGCCTACCTTCGATAAGGCAGTACTCAATAGCGTGTTTCTGAGTGAGAACATTGAGTATACGAAGCTGACTCAGTGGGCGACAGATGATGCGCGGAAGGCTATCATCAACTCGGTGAGACGACTGACTGCAACCGCACTTGACGAGATGAGGCGTCAGCTGGATTCGCAGATGATGCAGACGGGTGATGGCGTCATTGGAGTCGTGACTACAGATACTCCTGCTGGTGGGAGTAATGTCATTACGCTGACGACCGACGGATTCGGCGCGCGACTGATGAGGTTTGGACAGACTGTCCAGATCTGGGATGCGAACCTTGCAATTAACAGGGGTTCAGGGACTATCTCGCAGTATGATGTGGAGAATAAGACTATCAGCATTACTCCACAGATTGCTGCCGTCGCGCCTACAGATAAGATCGTCACTGCGGGTCTTTCTGCTCCTGCATCTTTGCCTGCTCTGTTTGGAGTTCCATATCATCACTCTAACGCAAGCACGGGTACATGGCTCGGCTTCAGCAGGAGTACGACTCCTGAGATTCGTGCAAGCCGTGTGAATGGTGGGGGCGCGGCTATGACGCTTCCTCTTCCTCGTATTGCGATGAACAAGATCTCCAACAGGGTGGGAATTGATAACAGTGTCAATCCTACTGCATGGTTGCATCCTTGTCAGATGCAGGCATATGAGGAAATCGGTCAGCTCGTAAGTATTATTCAGAAGACCACGAAAGAGGAAGGTCTGAATATGTACTTCGGGAATAACATGCAACTCGCAGGTGCGAGCATGAAGGCCAGCAATAACTGGGATAAGACTCGTATTGACTTCATCGTAGATGAGACGTGGGGTCGCGCTGAGATCCTTCCCATCGGATTCTACACGACTGATGGACGGAAGATCTTCGAGATCCGTGGTGCGTCTGGTGGTGTCGCAACTGCGGAGATCTTCTACATGGTGGTTGGGATGCAGACATTCGTCAATAACCCTGCATCATGTGCGTACATCGACAACTTGGCAGTCCCTGTCGGATACTAGGAGGAAAAAATGGCGATTACAGCATCTGACTGGGCAGCTCTGAGTCCAACGAATGGTGTCGCAGCTACTACACTTGTGTCGGCCGCGACCATTGCACCTACGACATTCCTGACTGTCTTGACAGGTAATACGGCTGTCACTGCAATTACTCCGCCTGTAACGCATGGACATATGCTGGCGATTGTCTTTGCGGGTACGGCTGGAATCACTGCGGGGAATAACATCAATAACACGAAGGCTTCTGTCGCTGGTGAGGCTATGTTGCTGGTGTATAATCCGACTTCAGGTAAGTACGCGGCTGTCGGTTAGTGATGAGTGGATGTTAGCTGGGACTGCTGCATAATTCTGTGTGGGAGAAGTTAGCATCCACTCATTACGTCATCTCATGGTGGAGGAGGCGAGATGATTCCAGGTATTACGACGAAGCTGAGTGAAAGTACACTCGCAAGTGCGACAAGTATCAGTCCTAAAACTGATATTGTGAAGGTAACAGGATCAACTACAATCAACACTATCGTCCCTACATTCGGTGGGGGATTTGGTGGATTTGTGATTCTGATTCCGACTGATGGGGCGATTACGATTGGAACATCAGGGAATATTCTGGTGGGTCTGGCTGCTGCTCAGAATAGAGCTTTGATGTTGATCTTCGTTCGTTCATTGGGTAAGTGGATTCTGGAAAACGGAGTCTAGCTAGAGATGGAGACAATTGAAACTCTGAATCAGAGACTTGTGGACTACTACGGACTGGATTCTAACACTGGAAGACCGATGTTCAGAATCGTGTTCGCAGATGATGAGACAGAGAAGAGACTCGTCAGTGAGACTCCTTCAGGGTTTCAATTGTTGACTCCTATCGTCGCTGAAGTCAAGAAATACCCCTACTTGAAGGGACTCTACGTCTTGGAACGACTCGTGATAGTTCCTGAGATGAACTCCAAAGACCTACCGACTCAGAAGTTGAGTTATGAGCCAATTTGGGCGTATAGAGATGACATGAATGGACCTATTCCGCCCGTATGGAGTGCGACTAAGTTCATTGTGGACTCTCTATACGCTGCACTTGGAAAGAGAAGTATGAGGAAATACGTGGAAAGTGAGAAAGAGACGACTCCTGAAGGACGGGATCAGAGAATTGATGAACTGAAAGAGGAATTATTTGGAAATGAGACAGATACGTGTGATGCATTGAGATACAAAGAGGGAATTGTCGTGCCGAGTAACTATAAAAAGGAGATGAACTAATGCCTGCTGATAGAATGTTGCAGTTTTTCGTATACGCGCACTTGCCTGAGAAATTGCAGGAGGTCAGTAAAGACTTCTGTGACTTGGCGAATAAAATCGTCGAGAAATATCCGATGAATCCTGAGAGAACTGTGACTCTGCGGAAATTATTGGAAGCTAAGGACGCGGCGGTACGTACTGTTCTGTATAAGGAGTCAGAATAATGGAAGTTGGGGAGTTTCCGGGTCTGCATCAGATGAATAGGCGGACTATTAGAGCTACCGTCAATCCACTAGACAAGAGTACTGTTGTAAGCATACTTCCTAAGAAGATAAGTGAGAGGAAGGCGACAATACAACCTGGGGTATTCGAGATAGAGGCCGGAAGTTATGAGAAGCCGTCGATTCTAGTCGTAGGGACTAGTAGCTGGTGGCGTGAAGTTGATGAAAATCAGCCCTTGTTAGAGATTCCAGTCAGTTCTGTACAAATTGCTGATTCGATTGTCAAAGACTACTGTAACGGACTGCTGGCGTGCAACATGGCGGACATGATGCCGGGCTTATTTTATTTGCCCGGTGAATATACGGTCCAGAAAGTCAAGACTGAACATCCAGCCCTGTTGATCAAGGCAAAAGAGAATCAGAAACGATGGTTTCTGGAGATTATTCGAGTAGCGGATATTCTGTGGTCGCGCTCGAACGGGAATCCTCTGTCTATCTCGAATGACGCGCGCTTGGCGTGCAAAGAACTGAACATTACACAGAAGCCGTGGCTCGGAGATCAGCAGACGGCAGAACTAGTCAGATGCGTAGCATGTGGGAATCTGAGGAATAATCAATTCCCTATTTGTGCGACGTGCAAAGCTATCGCAGATCCAGAACTAGCCAAGAAACTTGGACTAACCTTCGCTCAGTAGGAGAATGTATGTCTGATACTAGATTCAGGGAATATCACAGAACAAATGTAACTGAAGCACGTTATTACGAAGAGGGCGAGAATATGTTGGGAATTTCTATAGCAGAAGTGGATATTAAGAATGGATCTCCGAAAGAAGGAGATATGATTGCAAGGAATCCTAAGAATCATGTGGATCAGTGGTTGGTTGCGAAGGAATACTTTGCTGCGAATTTCGAGGAGAATTAACATGCCACATCAAGTGACAGTGACAGCCCAAACCGGACCCGCGCGTCAGATGACAGCAGCAGTTGTACCGAATGTTGTGGAAGTTCTGTTTCAGCCAGATGCGAAAGTTCTGAGACTCAGGACGAGTGAAGTGAATGGAAACAATAAAGACTTTGATCTGAGTGCGGCTACGACTGTGACGTGTACGATTACGGCAGGAAACTACGCCTTCGTCGTCTCTTAACGGAGACAAGACATGAGTACGACAAGTCTGACGGCCGCAGAAGTAATGGACAGGAGTGCTGCATTACTGAATGATCCCGCCAAGACAGACTTCACATATATAGCTCAACTTCCGTACTTGAATATGGCTATCGACGAGTTAGTTGAAAGTCTAGAGGAGAGTAACTCAAGTCCGACGAATCAAACTTCCTCTATCCTGACTATTCCTATTGGACTTACTGAGGTAACTTCTGTAGATTCCGGGAGTGGAGTTCACTATCCGATGGATCTGGTGGAGATTCAGGAGGTAGGAGAGAGGACTACAGGGAGTTCAAATGTCTTCACTATGTTGGAGAGGAGAGAGTTCCTGAGCGCGTATCCTGCGAGTCAGTCTCTCCTGTTTTGGGTGTGGGAAGATCAGAAGATTAAGTTTAATCCAGGTGGAGCTACTACGAGTAGGGAAATTCAACTGAAATATGTCAGACAGGCTATCCTGCAAGCTGCAAATGAATTGAGCGTAATCGGAACAATTAATGCTAGGAGTTATCTGTCATATAAGACCGCAGCTCTATGTTCATTCTTCATTGGAGAGAATGAGACTAGAGCTGGGGCATTGGAAGATCAGGCAGTCAAGGCTCTGGAGAGGGTGACTGGAATCTCGAATAAAGGTAAGCAGCAGATCATGACTCGTCATAGGCCATTCAGGGCGTCGTACAAGTCGAGGGGATGGGTCTGAGATGAGGGATCATAAGCCAATTGTGATCGACCATTTTAATGGTTGGTGGAACAGGGACAACGAAGAGTCATGTCCACTAGATCACTTCAATGTGTTGGATAATGTCCAGTTCATCGACACTGGAATTGAGACAAGATATGCATTGGACAAGTATCAGGATCAGACTATTGCGATAAATAAGGTATTACGAGTCTATGATTACGTCATGCAGACTGGACAGACTCTACTCGTCTTAGTTGAGGGTGGAGTCATTCATCATGTGACGGGTCCGAACGGTATGTGGCGTGCAATCCTGACTATTCCTACGATGACGGACTTTGGATTCGTAGCTATAGCTGGTCGCGCTTACATCACTCCTTTCACAACTTACGTAGACAATAATGGGCAGAACTACGAACTAGGACTGCCGGGCGAAAATCTGTACGTGTACAAAGGGGATGGAAGTCCTGCAAGAAAGGCTGGAGGATCAGCGCCGAGTAATGCAAATCTAACATATCCCAACACTCCTACGAACTCTACATTCCCTAAGGGAGAACCCACATTTATTGCATTTAATGACATAAATGAGGGAGTTGTATCGAAGGGAATCCATATTATTGGTGTGTCATTTAATGATGGCTCAGGTTTCCGTAATTTGGGTCCAATCTCTGACCATAGTCCTACATTAAATTCACCGTTCGCTAATTATTCGATGCTTCCTACTGTCAATGCACCGGGGAATCAGAAAATACAGCTGAATAACATTCCATTAGGTCCGCCCGGAACTATTAGTCGTATGATCTGTATGACTCATGCGATTGATCCGAATACTTACGTCTACAACTCTACTGCTTCGGGATACTACAATGTGGATCTTCTTAATGACAACACTACGACGACTAGATTCATTAATTCCTCAGATGCAGCTTTAACTTCAGTATTTACTCCGGTAAGTAGTTCTCCGTTTTACATCTCTCACGCAATGCAGATAGCGGATTCGGATGTTGCGGGATTCAGCGACACTGGATTCCATCTCGTGGGCGTGGTTTATGAGACTGATACGGGCTACTTGAGTTCTCCGGGTCCGGAATATTACGCAGGTAATACAATCAATCAATCTACGAAGAAAGTCAGAGTCTTAAATATCCCTCTGTCTACTGATCCTAATGTGACGAAGAGACATCTAGTCTCTACTAAGGCTATTCCATACTACAACGGAGATCAAAAGGGATATCAGTTCTTTTTCATCCCGAAAGGGACATTAACTGACAATACGACTAGGGCTATGGACGTCTCATACTACGATTCGGACTTAATGTCTGATGCGTCGCACTTAATGGATAACTTTACTGCAATTCCTGCTGGCGTAGCCCTCACGACATATCACTCACGACTAGTTCTAGTCGGAGATCCTACGATTCCGGACGTAGAAGCTACTCCTCTGGGGAGAAGTACGAGGGACGCAAGTGCGAGACCTGATAATAGGTCTGTAGCGTGGGTATCTGCACCGGGTGAGCCTGAAGCGATAAGTAAAGTGGATGGACTGATCATCACTCCGTTAGATGGAAATCCTCTGACGAACTGTCAGGAGTTCAGGGACGCGTTGTATCTGTTCAAGAGGACGCGTACTTATGGATATGTGGATAACTTAGACGAACCTGCGACGTGGAATGAGAAAGTCATAGATCAGGGAGTCGGAGCGCCAGTACATGGAGTCGGGACAGTCTTAGACACCGGAAGTGCGAATATAGACTTCCTCCTAATTGGTGACTGGTCTGGACTGATGCTGTTCAATGGAGTTTATGCGCGTCCTGAACTGTCGTGGAAGATAGAGAATTATTGGCTTGGACTGAACAGAAATGCATTCAGAAACTTGCAGGTAATAAATGATTCTCTTGCTAAGAGAATCTATATCACACTTCCTGATACGTCGCAGAAATTTATACTCCAAGGTGACTATAAGAGGGGACTAGATCCGAAGAATATCAAGTGGACTAGATGGGTATTTGATGTTGATGTGACTTCTATCTGTCTAATCGACACAAATAAGGTCATCATCGGAATGGGGACGAGTGGTGGTGGGATTTACTACATCAATTCACTCAAAGCAGCTAGACATGACAGCTATAATAACGGTGTAGAGAAGAAGATTCCTGATCCTGTAATCCGTACTGCTATGTTTGGAGATTAACGAAATGAGTCCAGCTACAGCTACAAAAGCGGGTAACAGCATAGCTCATTTCGCGTCAATCAGAATGATAGTGACTGGAACTGGTATATTCAAGATGTCAGTTCAGTCGATGGATGATATTCGAACTAAGACGCTAGTTCCTTTTACAATGACGAGTACAGTTCGAGTAATTCCGACTCGACTTGTGAATTTTCTGGAACAGTACGCTACATTTGAGTTTAAGACGACAAATATAGACGAAGTATTCAAGATTACTCGAATTGTCATCTTCACTAAGGAAGTCTTTACGTCGTATCCGGGAAATTAGATAAATATGGCATTTATACCACCGGAAAAAGAGGTTCAATTCGCGGATCTGAAGGGAGTTCTGTCGCAGTCACGCGCGATAGATCCTGCTCTGTATCAGACTATTCAGATCTTGCTGGAGAGACTGGATCAGCTCAAGGCAACTCATGATGAGGTCATAAATAACATCAATAATAGCGTTAATACTATCATAGACAACACCTCTACGACTATAATTACGGGCGGAACTGTAGCTACAGATTTGGACTATTTGGGAGATTACAGTTCGACGACTAGAAGTGTGTATAACGATGGAGATATCGTCATTGGATCTGATGATATCGCATACATGTGTGTTAAGAATGGAACTACGACTCCTCCTGAGGCATGGCCCGGTGGAAGTGGTGGAGTCGTAGGACTGCATCATACGACACATGAGACGGGCGGGACAGATGCGATAACGAGTCTGTCGGGGGCGGTAATAACGAGTGGGACGATAAATGATGCGCGCTTGTCAAGTAATGTTGCGTTGGAGAATATCCAGAATACATTCACTGTAAATCAGACCATCAACTCGGCTATTCCGAGATTCCAACTAATCGACAATTCTCAGGGCGTAAATAATCGTGTATTTGAACTAGCGAATTACAATCAACTCCTACGTCTGTGGTCATTAAATGATGCTCAGAATGCCGTAGAAGGAGAAGTCGATATAAGTCGTGCAGGTAACGTCATTGCGACTGGAAATTACAGGGAATACAGTCGTCTTGCAGCGATGGGGCACTGGCAGACGGGTGATTGTAGTTCATACCTTCCTGCAATTGGACTGTCAGGTCCGATTAGATGGTCGCTGGTGGGTAAGACTCTGACTATACTCTTCATTATGAGCGGTGTACTATCGGCTGGGCGCGCGTCTATTTCACTGACGATTCCCGGTAGTTTGAGTAGTGACGCGAGCTTAATAGGTTTCATAGGCGCGGGGCTGATGTGTAGTACCACCGTGAAGACGTGGCATACGGGCGTACTTGCTATACCTAGTGCGACAGTCATCGACCTATATGATGAGTTGACTGTAGCGTGGCCTGCTGGACAGGTCTATATTAATGGAACTGTTATCATCGCGATTCCCTAATGCCTACAACACCTAATCCCGCGACGACTGAGTGGGTTCCTCTGTGGGACTTGAATGGAAGTACGAGTGGGGGCGGAAGTTCTGATCTAGTCACGCATCATCTGACGCATGAATTAGGTGGAACTGACGTCATTCGTAACGTCGCATGGACTAATCAACAGAATATATTCACTCAGCCTCAGGAGATAGATAACATAGATCCGGGTGTATGGCTTAGTGAGTCAGGTCAGCCCCCGAATCAGAAGTTATGGAAATTCGGTGTACATGCTGAGATATTCTATGTCTGGCCGTTAACTGACGCAGGAGTAGGTATTAATTCTGGACTACAAGTAGATCGTAATGGAATTGTCACTGTAGCGGCGGGGTTAGGTGCGACTCCTCTGAATGCGAACTTTCTTACGAGCGGAACGATTCCAGATGCGCGTTTGTCGGTTAATGTATTGAAACATCCGGGCGGATATCCGGGAGGGACGAGTACATATCTACGCGCGGACGGGACATTTGCTACTCCAAGTACGGGGGTTCCGACTCCACATCATGTGACGCATGAACCGGGTGGGGGCGACCAGATACAGAATGTCGCATGGACTAATCTGTCTAATATATTTCTCCAGAATCAACGGATAGTCTCGTCTGGACCTATGTGGGAGGTCAAAGCAGTAGGAAACGCCACGACAGCGCGTATGGGTCAGGTAGTCCCGAACAATAGACTCGACATAATGTCGAATCTTTTTCATGACGGCACGAATTGGATGGCTGATGACGTATCACAGCCTTCTGTCCTGTATATCCAACAGATAGGAGAACATGACTTCTATACCTGTGGAGTAGTTCCTAATCCTAGAGGAGCTTCACTGGCGAGACAGATGTCGATTACTTCGACAGGTACGACTATTACGGCAGGACTGGTAAATACGCCTTTGAATGCGTCGGACCTGATTTCAGGGACTATTCCAGACGCGCGCCTGAGTTCGAACGTCGCACTGAAGAACATCGACAATCATTTCGTTCCGCAGAATTTCTCGTCCTACTCGAATATCGGTGGCGTTAACGCATTATTGGGCTTTATTGAAACATCTGCTGCTACTGACGCTAAAGTATGGAGAATGTTAGGTTATGGGGACGGAATACTTCGATTTGAAGCTCTGAATGACGCTCAGTCTGTAATTCAAGGGGCTATTGCATTTGATCGAGTTGGTCAGATTTATGGGTATCTTGACGCAAGTCTACTGAACAGAGGGACTGTTCCTCTTGCTCGATTACCTGCTGGTATTGGGGGCCTAACTCAGACTTCTGGTACATGGTTAGTTACTATCGGTGGTGTTCCAAATGAAGCTGGTTCTCCATCTAATGCTGGAGAGACTGGACAGGGCTATGATATCCGACATGGTTATTATGTAAAAACTGGTAAATTAGTAAATTTGTGGTGTCAGACTCAATTTGGTAATCCTGCTGCAAATTCAGAGGGAAACGGTGGAACTGGATATGGAAAAGGTGTCATAGTTGGTGATCTTGCAGTAAAAGGATTTCCATTTCCTGTTGCTACGGTTCCATGTCTCTTTGCAGGTGTTAACTCGTATTATTCTGATATGCTCACTCCTTCATCAAAACTAACAATGACTTTTCATGCAGGTGGAACATACACATTTGGAAGAATTAAACAAACTTATCAGAATAATAATCCTCTTCCATTGCACGATATTGACGTTAATAATGACACACAATTTGTGTTTGCAATTGCATACTTTACTGACTCTTAGGAGGAAAAGTGGAAATTACGGTGGAAGTTCTGGATAAGCATATTGAAGAGTTTAAGAAGCAGCATCAAAGTCTGACTGTGCAGGTTCATACCCTCTCTGGCGCTATACAAATACTTCAACTTCTTAAGAAACAGTTGACGGACGCTCCTACGGACAGTTAGGAGGAGGACAGAAGTGGCTCTATTTAACGCGCAGCCGAATCAGGGATACGGACCCAACGCTAACGTCTCTGGATCAGATCCTAAGGGAATAGGACAGAATCAGAGTCAGTATCAGCAGGCTCGGTTCGAGAATCAGCAAGGTCCGATGGTTAATGCGTTCGCGCAGAACTACGGACAGGGTGCTGAACAGGGGATGGGTGATTATACCGATATTCAGAATATGTATCGGGGTATTGCAAGCGATCCCAGCGCAGGTATGGGCGGGTTCGCGAGTGGCGCGTATGGTGGGCCGGGTTACTCCGCATTTACTGTCAAGCCGGGAAGTGCAAGTTATACAGATCCATTTGCGTCATATTCACAGTTCCAGAATCTATCAAGGACGGGCGGATATTCAGATCAGGACATGGCGGACCTGAGGTCGCGCGGAACTGCACCTGTTAGAGCTGCGTATTCGAATGCGGAGAGAGAAGTCAATAGAGGTAGGAGTCTACAGGGCGGATATTCTCCGAATGCAGCGGCGGCTCAGGCTAAGATGGCTAGAGAACAGAGCCAATCTACGGCCGACGCTATGCAGAATGTCAATGCAGGAATCATAGCCGCGCGTAATCAGGGTCAATTAGCTGGAATGAGCGGGATGGCTGGAATTGAGGGTCAACGTCTGGGTGCAGATGTGGACGTTAGTAAGTATAACACAGGTCTGGACTATCAGGGACAGACATATAATGCCGATGCTCAAGCTAGAGCACAAGCTGGGAATATAGGGATTGGACAGTCTAATGCTGCTCAGAGTGCATCTGCGTCGAATCAGGCTGCTCAACTTGCGTCACAGCGTCAGATGGGCGCACTTGCGGGCATGTCTAATCTGTATGGAACTACTCCCGGCATGGCATCTACATTCGGGAACCAGCTATTACAGGGCGTAGGAATGGGTGGGAACTTTGGATTAGGACTCTATGGAAGTGACATACAGAATCAGAGACAGCCGGGTCAGTTTGATCAGACGATGAGTCGAATTGGTCAGATCGGTAATATGGCAGGCGGGGCAGGTAATGCTCTCATGAACTATTTCGGGAATAATGGACAGAAACAGAATCAGAATCCCTATAGTTCTAATGGTGGAACATGGGGTTCGGATTATGGACCTCAGTATGGTGGACCAGTAGGTGGTGGTGGATATAGTCAGTATGATCCCAGCGGTGCGAATAATAACATGGGATGGGGGTACTGATCATGGCTGACATCATGGATGGATATGACATCTTAGGAGTCAAGAAGAGAAAAATCCTTGACCAATATAATCAAAATCCTTTTGCAGCCGGTCTTACTACGCCAGGACTTATGGACTCTCCTAAACAAGAGAAGTCTGAGAATCCCTTTGGAGGGCTATTTAAGCCCCCTGCTATGGATTTTTCTCCTCCTCCTGTTCAGCCGGATAATACGAAGCCTCCTGAAGAGAATTCTATTGATGAATACATCCGACTCATGAAGGAGATGTATCATCCTCAGACGACTGCATCTGACAGACTGAATCAACTGATTAACAGCTTCCCACAAGAGAAGAAGCCCTCGTTAGGAAGGACTCTAGTGGGTGTAGCTGCGGGACTAGGTGGTGGAGTTAAGGCGTCTCAGGAAGTCATGGACGAGCCTTATAAACATGATCTGGAGAGTTGGAAGGCTCAGACTACACCTGCATATCAGGCTGCGGAAGTAGAGAGACAGCGGAATGATACGGACAGAACTCTGACTGGAAATGTCATTCAGGCTCAAATTGCTGATAAGAAGAATAGGATAACAGAAGAGAATAATAGGGAGAAGAATAGAATAGCTGAAGAGAAGAATCAGGCTCAAGCAGCAGCAACTAAGACTAGATCAGAAGCTTATGCGTTTAAGCAATATCATCCTACTTGGGTATTTGACTTTAAGGGACCAGTTACGAGGGCATATAATCCAACTAATCCAAGTGAAACGGTTAATCTTGGTCCTTCGGGTCACTTGTCTGATGCTGATCAAATAAATCTTAAAGGAGAATGGAACGTTAAGGCGGCTGAAGCTAGAGGAATGAATGCAACTGATCTTGAGGCATTGAAACAGTCTGGACGACCATTCAATATAGGTAATGACATATATGTATTTGAAAATGGTGTCCTAAAACCAGTAGGATCGGGTGCTATAACTAGGCCCGGAACTCCCCCTAAGGAGGGGAAAGATAAGCCTAACATCAATGCACCTAGAGCTGGTCGAAATGATATACTTAGAGAATCATTTGATGATCCTTTAGTCAAGAAGTATAAATTTATCACTGCTCCGGGTACTTCAGGTGGAGATTATCAACTAGCTCCTGCACCTGAATATGGATGGTGGGGAGATGCTGAAGTAACTGAGAAGAGAAAGAAATATAATGAAATACTTGAGAAGTTAGGTATACCTCTTCTTTCAATTAAAGGTGAGACTCCTTCTAGTTCTCAGGAGCTTCCACCTAATCAACTTGAGGCTCCCAGACCTGCTACGCGGTCAGATAGATATGGAATCTCATCTCGTGCCCAAGTATCTCCTGAGACTACAAAAGGGCTTGGACCTCAAGCTGTACCTCCTGTGGCTGCGGGAGGAGGCGGATATAAGTATCAGGCGGATCAATCTAATCCCAAAGAACAACGTCGCACAAGAGATGGCAAGATGTACGAATATTCTCATGACGGTGGGCAGACTTGGGGAGCAAGATAATGCCTCAGAATTGGGTTGATATTAATCCACCTCAGCCACCTGAGACAAATTGGGTAGATATAAATCCACCTGCTCCACCCGAGTATAAGGGAGGCTTCGCAAGGGGTCTTCTTACAGATATGCCGAAGGAGCTGTATGAGGCAGTAACTTCAACTGCTAAATCTGCTCAGGAGAAAATTAAGGCAGGTAATTACCCTGGGGCATTTTTTGACATTACTAGTCCTCTTACTGCTCCATTTAAGGCCGCACTTCAATATGGTGCAGAAGATAAACCCTTTGTAGATGTACCTCAGGATCCACATCAGCGCGACGTATCTGCTGCAAGTCAGCTTCTTGGGGCATTAGGTATGCCTACGCAGAAGTTCCAAGAAGCATGGGAACATAGTGATTATGGCAGAATATTAGGTCAAGCATTAGCTGCGGCTGGAATATATCATGGAGCTAAGAAACTAGGAAGTTTGGATATTAACACTGAACGTGCGGGAGAAGGTGGGATAGGAGGAGGAGAGTCTGTACCTCCCGGTGGCAGAGGAGGCTCTGATTGGCTACCTTTTGAGGATCTGCCGCAAGATAGGCCGCCTGTCGCACGACCGCCTGAGCCGACACGTCAGATGGATCTGTTTAGGGATATTAATGAACCTCAGCAACAAGGGCTTCCATTAGGTCCATACAGGAATCCAAGGGGAAGATTCGCAAATACAGGTCCGTCTCGTCCGGCTACAGTTAGGCCGTTCGTAGATACACCCATGCAGCAGACGTTAGATCTTGGACCTGATGGAGAACCTTGGTCAGCTAGACCTCTGGATATACCTCGTACAGAGACTCCGACTGCGCCGCCCGTAGAGACTCCTGTCGTAGAGACTCCTCCTACGACTGAGACTCCGCGTCCATCAGTCCCAGGTGCGATTCCTGAAGGTGCGATGAGACACGAGGAGGGAGCAGATTTCGGTCCTATACCTCTTAAGGAACTGACGAAAGAACTGGTAGTTAACCTCCAGAAAGATGGATATTACATGGAGGATCCAGTTAATGGAACAGTTATATTCAAGAAGGCGAAAGGTATTGGAGAACTGATAAAGGGTCAGAAGGGATCACTTGATGCAGAAGGAATGTGGAAACTCCTCAAACAATTACTAGGACGTGATCCTACGGATGAAGAGATAACATTCGCCCGACAGGTTAAGATGGGCGAACAGACAGAACCCAAGACTCCTCCACCTGTTTCGGAAGAGAGGTTTGGACCCGGATATACACCAGATAATGTAACTCATACACCGGAAGGTACAACAAGTATATTTGATTGGGCACCTCCTCCCTACAAAGGAACGGAGGAAGCGATATTTCAGAAGCGACCAGATCTTCGTGGAAAAACCCCACTCGAATTGTGGGATATGTGGAATAGTGCTAATGAACATGGTAGTAATGAAATTGGAGATTTATTTGACTTACATCCCGAATGGATAGAGGGTGTACGTGCCCAGTTAGATGCAAGACATAATCCTCAGTTTGGGACTCCTAATGCGGAGGGACAGTTACCTAATCCCCCCGGTATGAGTGTAGATGACATACATGCTGATCTGGCTAAACAGCCCTTCATGTCACATCCTCCTGCTAGTGGGATGGGAGACTTCATAAATAGAATAAAGAATCATCTTGCGCAGGGATTTAATGAAAATGAGTTTGGTGCAATTTTAGATGAAGCAAGAAGTCGAATCATTAATGAAGAGAATCCAGATATTGTCAGACGAAATTATGAAGAATTACAAGCAGCTAGTGATGCAGCTAAAACTCCAGATGAATTGGAGTTTATTGGTCATTTACTTGATGATGCAATATATCAGCATGGAAGAATCATAGGTCAAAATCCCTCTGTATCATTTCCAAATGATCCAAATGGACCGAACGGAGTGCCATTTGATCCAATAAGAGAACGTCAAGTATTTATAGAACAGAGGTATCAAACTGAAGGGCGTGCGATAGACAAGTATAGGCTGCCTGATGGGACTGTCATACCCGTAGACGCGACGGCTACTAAGGGTGTACAGAGGACTCCATTTCAACTAAGAGATGGCTCGATGGTTGAGATGGAATACGTCGGCCCGTTGGAGCCGAATGATGTAATAGATCCAAATACAGGTAAAGTTATTCAGATCAACTATCCTGAGGGTCCATCAAGTGCGAATGATGAGGGTATACCTCCTGATGAACCAAGACGACCATTTCCAACTGAAGAGGAACAACTAGAGAATCAGATTCCTTGGGAGGGACCAGATCCTACAGCAGGTTCAGATACTTGGGGATTAGATGTAGGTGGAATTAGGCAACAGAATGTGTTGGGACAGAATGAGTCTCGTGGATTTGCTACAGAACGAGAAATGACTCTAGGTCCGACGGCTTCGGGTCCAAGAGGAATAGCAGATATACGGATAGATAGACCCGTTCCACCGCAGATGGGGCAACAGGAGCTTCCTTTGGGGCCACATACTGAGATGATCCCTAGGGAGTTACCTGAAGATATCGGAATAGGACATGACTATTCTGAACCAAGTGCGCGTCCTGAGGTAGTTGAGCCAGAACAGAGGAATCTACCAGTAGTAGATGATGCGATAATCAAGGACTATTTGGACAAGGAAGATGTAATTACTCCTGAGATGAGGGACTTGAAGACTGGTCAGGTGCCACGTCGCAGGTGGAGTAAGGAACTCAATAAGTTCATTGGAGATGAGACAGGTGCGATTAACTTAGAGAGTATCTCCAGAACTAAGATAGCAGAGGCGATAAGGAATGCATTCCAGCGTGGACCTAATGACGAGCCTTCTACTTTCGAGGAGATGGTAGCTACTCCTACTAACCTGACTACTACGGGGGATTTGTCGGCTCCTCTAAGACAAGGGCTTCCTCAGATATTTACTAAGGAATGGCGTCAGGCTGTTGTGCCTATGTTGCGGGCCTTCGGCAATCCAGAATACTCTAGACAGGTCAACGCTGAGTTGATGAATCTTCCTGCCTTCCAGAGATTCAGGGATACGAAGACGGGGAAGATTATTCCATCCCTCGCAGATAAAGCAGGGATGAAGCCTATCATCGGGAGTGACGTAACTAGAAGTGAGATGGACATAGCTAGTTCATGGGCTGAGACTGGTAAGCCTTTAGATCTGATTAGTACAAAGTTAGGTGATGCATATAGGACTACAGCGGGGCGATATTTCAAGGCGTCCAACCGCGCTTATGCTACTTTCCTGAATCACATAAGGATGAATTCACTTCAGAATTTAGTAGATCAGGCTAGAGCTACATCACTTGAAGCATTAGAGACTGGATCTGCGCGTCCGGGACTCCTGAGACAGAATTTTACACCTGAATCTGCGGCGGAATTGAATCCCTATACGAATACAGTACGAGCTAAAGAGATAGCTGATTATGTAAATACTGTTACGGGTCGCGGTCCTCTGAAGACTCATATCATCCCTGTAGAGGGGACTGAAATTAACGTAGAGGCTGCTGCTAATATCCTGCGTTGGGGTATGTTCGCGCCTCGGCTCGTAGCGAGTAGGATGAGGATGCTGAATCCTAATACCTACGCTATGGCTACTCCATTTGTACGGAAACAATATTTGAAATCCGCACTTGGACTTGCTGCTGCGTGGGGTGGAGTTGCTATGTTGGGTAAGGCAGCAAACCAAGCTGGAATCGCTGATGTACAGGTTAGCTTTGATCCTAATAGTGCAGACTTTATGAAGCTGCGATTCGGTAATACGCGCTTAGATCCGGGAGGCGGATTCCAACAGTTCTTGGTCGCATATAGTCGGATGATCACAGGACATGAGACGTCATCCAACACACAGAAAGACTTCGAGCTTGGTGTAGGATATCGCCCATTCACTAGGGGAAGTGCATTACAACAGTTCGGATCGAATAAGCTGAATCCATTTGCTAAATTCGGATATGATCTGCTGTTTGCAACTGAGAGACAGCCAGTTCATATGCTGGACAGAACAGCTCAGATGTTTGTTCCCCTAGTTCATCAAGACCTACTTGAACTGCTTAAGTCAGATCCATACCTCCTGCCACTTATGATTCCTGTAGCAGGAGGTATGGGTCTCCAGACATACGATAAGGGAGAGTCAATTCACAAGATAGTTCCTGATGAATATGACTGGCTCTTTAAGGGTGGCGGAGCTGATATCTTTGACTCGACGAGTCCTCAGTAACTGTCATCCGACCCCGTTGTCTACGCGCGTCACATTAGCTGCGCGGAGTCCTTTAGCAGAGGATATTGGATCAAAGTTTACGACGATCTTCTTACCTTGATCCAAGTCCTCTACTAAATCATCGTAGAATCCATTCAGTCCAGAACTATGGAAAAAGTAATCCTTTCCATCAGTTCCGAGAATGAATCCAAATGCCTTAGCAGGTACGACACGCTTCACTATACCTTCCATCTTATCCTCCGTATCAGATCGTCAGCAGTCCGCCCGCAGTTGCGTTCAGTTGAAAGACATGAATCAGCGGACCCTTGTCATAGGGATTCCCAAGTGCGCACGCAGCGTACATAGCGGACACGTAGATACGCTGAGTCAGCGGATCATACGTCGCGCCCTGAACCTCGCATGTGGGCATAGACGCAGGAAGATCTAAAGCCCACGCTGCGTAAGGCTGTACGTCCCAGGGATTCTTCGCGCCCTTCTTCACGAGCAAGAGTTCATTCGCATCGTATGCCCAGACCCAATAGGCGTATGGATATGCGTGTGTACCTTTGTATGTCAGAGCCGGATCATAACAGTGTGGAGCTTCTCCGTAACAGGGGACTCCCATTCCCTGTGTACCGAAGAACAGGAGTGTGCGCGACCCCGTAGGGAAGACCATTCCAGTGACGCGCGTCCCCATGTTATACATCGTATTCACATGATCCTGTTGATCCCACGATCCGAGATTAGGATGCTGTGAATCGTAGTAGACGATGGGAGTCGCACCTACGGACTCATGATTCCCAAGAGAGTCGAACTCTCCGGGATTAAAGACGTGCGCGCTTGGACCGTATGAAGTGCGCGTAATGATGGACAGAGCTGCGTTACCTGTCAGACATGGACCACCGAATGCAGCCTGCCACTCCGCAGGGATATGACACATGTATCCGTCATAGAATCCTGCATTCAAGTCGCCCACCTTATACATACCTCTGTAGTCTCCCCACTGAGAGACGTTCAGTCCTGACGTGAAGTGCGTCAATACTGCGGTCTTACTTGCGTCGTAGAAGATATACGATGTTCCGACCAGCTTATTCCCGTAGACGAGTAGACCGCCGATCTGACACTTATCATACCACGCGCTCCCACCTGCACAAAGGTTATTCAGATTCCCCTCTGTGATGTCTCCGAGAGTCTGAATATAATTCGCAGTCGGGACCGCGCCGAGATTCATGCTCGGATGAGGAATAGAGACTTCTGCGGTCTTCTGTTCATAGATGTGATTGTTGATGTACAACGAGTTATGCTGTGAGTTGAAACACATACCCGTCGTAGCGTATCCGAAGTCGTAGGCTGCTCCAGCAGGATCTTTCGGCAGCTGGAATGCGCCGATGTACTGCATGTTAGACTTCTGGATAAGGAGGTTAGAGATAGGCGGACCCGGTTCTTCAATAGGAGGCGGAGTGACGGGCGGAGGTTCTGTAGGAGGAGTGATGATCGGCGGATCGATAGGAGGATCAATTGGAGGGAGAGGAGGAGAGATAATGACTCCTCTTTGAATCAGTCGGACGTTAGTCTCGATGACTACCTGAGACTTCTTGATCTGATCTGCGTACCAGTTGATACGCGCGCATTCAGTGTAGACTTCCTCATACAAGTCCGTCGCCTTAGGCTTGAGATCCTGCTTCTGTTCCATGATTCACACCTCTGCATCTTGCACAATAAGTATTCCTTCCAAAATTAGTCAACCCACAGACGGGACATTTCCATGAAGAAAGGGAGAAGAATTCTTTGTACCAGTCGTCTGTCTTCTCTTCGATGATCACGTCCTCTACTTTATCATAGACCGGAAGAGGAATTAACATTACTCTGACATCCCAATTAAAGGTTTAACAGTTCCAGTTTCTATTAGTCTATCCATCCATTCCGTAGGACTTTTGAATATTCTTCGTCGTCCCTCGTCATGCATATTGAGTAACTCCGCATAATGTGCTTGGAGTTTTAGGGATTCTTCGAGTGCGATAACTATTTGTTTATAATTGTGCTTCAGTCTTTGTTCTTCGTCCATAAATCTCCTCCATATTGTTCCATCAGCTAACCACCAAGTCATTTTCCCTTACCTGAGAATCTTCTTTTCAGCTCTACGACTTGTAATTCAGGCATGAGATAGATGATTTGATTCCCTATAGACTGACTCTTGATCATTCCTGCTTGATCGAAGGACAGCATTATCTCGTCTAGCTCAGAAGCCTCTCTGTAGTGCGACCACATCTGCTTGAGCAGCATAGCGCGACTGATGGAATGCGTCTCTCTCGTCAGGAGTTCTTGGATAATCAGGTTCTTAATGTTCTTCGCCTCAGAGAGTCCCTTCTTTCCATGCGTCATCTCACGGACATTTCCGACTAGCTTCTCCGAATATTCTATGGCTAACTGCATACTGTCTGTGTCGATGTATAGTTCTGGACTTCTGGCGAGTGCGAGCAACATAGCGACTTTCAGGACTGAATCCCCGAAGCGATTAAGAGTCCCTGTGTCATCTTTCAAATCTTGTGTCAGGACTTGATCTATGAAGTTCTCATACCACTTCTGATAGAGTAGTCCTGCAGAAGAGAAGTAGTTAGTCTCTCCTGTGACATGCTCGACATGCGGAATCGTACACTCCTCCGTGGGTTCTTTACTCCCTAAAGGACGGAATGGGCCTTTTAGTTCTGACAGGACTTTCAGGTAGTCGATGTGGTCCGAATATTTGGGTGGGTTATTTAAGGGAAGTAAGAGAGAGTTCGCGCGATTCCGTTTCGACTCAGAGACTATGAACGTGCGAGCAAAATAACCACCGTGTATATCTTTCTTAGCAAAGAAATCATTCGAGTGAGCTTCATTGGTCGCAGTCAACATGGTGATAGTCGGATCTTTCAGATTGAACTGTTCCATCTTCAACAGAGAACGCCACTCCCCGATGTTGTACTGCCTGTCGTACAAGTCTGTCAGGATATCCGTCGCTACTTTATCCTCCACTATGGAAGACGTCAGTTCGCTTGAGCAGATGAATGCGACGGACTTCGTTATGACTCTCCCGCCCGGCTGTGTCTGAGCTGTCCCTAACTCCTTCAGAATCCCTTGTATGGAAGATCGACCTGAGATAATCCTCGTGCCACCTACGCCACGTACTAATTGCTTTGCCATCGAAATAGGTGGGCCTTTCTTCAGACCCGACTCGGCGTGAAACATCACGTAGATGTTTGGGTACAAGTTGTAGATTTGTCGGTCGAGCCATATGTTATCCTTTACGACTGCTGAGATTGATGCGAGTCCACCCCAGAACCAAAAGTTAGTTGGACTTTCTAGTTCAGAGTGTTGGGAGAGTAGTTTTTCGATCCATGTCATTACACTTCCACTTCCTGAATCTGAAATTTAAATTTCTTCAAGTCTCTGTAATTCTCTCCGACTTCTACGTCACATGGGATCTTTAATAATCTGCGAGGTAGCGAGCAGGTCTTGAAACTTATCGGGCGCTCCATCTCTTTTTGTGCAAGTGCGACGAATTCATCTAGACAATCTCTTTTAACAGAGAAAAGAAGTGCATCATGAGCTTCGAGAATAATCTTCGCTTCAGGGAACTGTCGTTTAATCCTAATACCTGCTGCTTTGGTATTATCAGTAACGGCGCGTTGAGGAAGATAGGCCAAGGCTTCTCTAAACAAATCATCTCCCCATCTCTCATAAAATATGCGTACACCACCTCTGTCGGAATCGATTCCCCAAGGGAGTGGTGCGATGAGTCGTCGAGTAGCTTTGATGGATTCGATGACTTCATTGTGAAATACCTTTTGAATAAGAGGCTGTTTCATATGGAAGATTTTTAAGGCTTTCTCTGCTTGAGCTTCCGTAATAGTGAGAGGAATCTTATACTTCCGCGCTTGAGTATTGAGTTCCGTGGCCGCGCGTCGTTTTCCTGCGCCAAGATGGCCCGCATGGCGTAGAGTCTTTCCTGCAAAACGTATCGGTGATTCGTATCCGAGAACCTTTTTGGAATAGTCATCTTCTACTCCTCCGAAGAACCAGCTTGCAGTTAGTGCATGATAGTCATGTTCGTCTATGTCTAGTAAGGCTTGTTCATCTGTGGCTAAGTTAAAGACTACGCGCGCTTCGGCTTGAGATGAGTCCAGCTGGACGAAGACTTCTCCCTCATCAGGCTCATACATTCCTCGCACGTCCGACCCTATATCTCCGTGCTTAGTGAAAACTTGGAACGCACAGCCCATAGGCTTCATGTCTA